TACGTCATTAAAAACCAAAAAAACAAAATCGTAATATCCAGAGAGAATGAGGATGATTCCAAGACCCATCTACCACATCCAATTTTTTAATCTGATTATACGGTTTTATACGGTTTTAAGTAGCGGTTCAGACCATGTAGCGATTACATACTTTCGCCGACAATTAATTATTTTATCAATGAATTGTTTCACAGATAAGTCAAGTAAAATGAGATCTGGAATCAATTGAAACTTCACCCGGATTTTCTGAATTTGATTACGATAATGCGATACATCATGAAATAAATTCATAAGAATTATATACAATCTTTCAGCGCTCTTTGAATACTGAAATCTTTTAGGAATGTCGATATGTGTTATTGATGTATTGCTCAAAAAAATTCGCAAATTTAATTTGAAAAATTTGGGGGATTCTTTTTTGAAAATTGGCCCTGTTTTTTGCCCTGTTTTTCGCGGCGGAAGTGGTACTTTGAAATTGAATGTCATTTTCCTTTAAATTCTAGTAATTTTATATGATTTAATTATCAATTTTTACAATTATAACATTTTGTTTTTACAAAACTGAAAAAATCCCGTCATTACAACGAGTTTCGTATTTTTTCTAATTTTGCCACCAAAGTTTGAAGTTCTAAGAAGTTAAGGCTTCCTTCACGTGGATTCTTATCCTCTAACTTTGAGATTTTCTTCTCCAAATTTGTGATTTTTGTCGAGATTGGTGTCTGAGTCCTTGGAGATTTCTTAGCGATTCCTCCAACTCCAACTGTTGAAGAAGTAGATGGTCCAGATGAGCAACCAGATGGAATTTCAACACGGACGACTCGTCCTTTCACAATTTTCAATTCTCCTTTATCCCGACGAAGTGGTTCACTCGTTTCTTTAACTGGAACAAAATCCACATTTGAAGTGAAAGGATTATGATCAAAAAGTGAACAAACAGGAGTTCTGTCAAATTGTGATTGATGCGTTGCATTTCCTCCAAGAACAGGTGGTTGAGAACTGAAAAAAGAGAAATTACTCGAATGTCCTCCTCCAATTGCAGGTCCTCCTCCAAAACTCCAAGGACTCTGTTCTTGAAATGGAGAATACGGACCATTCGCAGGTCCTCCTCCAAAACTCCAAGGACTCTGTTCTTGAAATGGAGAATACGGACCATTCGCAGGTCCTCCTCCAAAACGAGTTGAAAGTCCTTGGAGTAAAGGAGACGCATCCGGTCCACAAGTTCTATCAATCGATGGAAACCCGGAACTAAATGATGAGTCTTCAAAAGATTGAATCGGAGACTGTGAATTTCCAATTGAGACTCTCAAATCAATTGAAGGAGTTGTCGACCGTAGAGCACAACGCTTTTTAAATTGATTGTATCCTCGTGATATCGAAATAAACACAGTCTGCTCAAAATTTGGACTTGATGGAACAGCTGTCATTGACAAAAATGGCATTCCATTTTTACCAAAACCAACAATGAAAATGTCAAAGAAGCCAAAAAATTCAATTTTTTGGCTATCTGTCATTGCTTTGAAAAAAGCTAGAATTTCTTCTCCTCTTGGATTTTTCATCCAAAAGGTTTTGTTTGTGAGATTCACAAAAAAACATTTGTTTTCTTTGTTCGGATTCTCCAAGCACTTAATAATCTGTTTGATTATTAAGTTGATGAAGTTATATGATTTGAACGGAAAAGAGGTCATTGTTTTTTTATAACATAAAAATCAGAATTATTTACCATCGATTTTTACAAATCGACAATTTCCTTCGCGACCTTCAAAACATCTTTCTCTTGTTTTTTCGTGTGAGTATCTAACTTCTTCTTATTTCTTGCGACAACAGCCCGAATAGCATCGACTGATATCAGTGGAAGTTTCGGCTCAATCGAATAAAGCATAAACTTCTCCCATGCAACCCACTCAAATGTGGTCGGGTAATACATTTCCAGTTCCTTGCTTTTCATCTCGGTCTCCAAGCACTTCGGTAAAATACTCGCAGACCCCTTCGGTAATACCATCATCAATTGTTCAAAAGGATGAAACGGTGTCCCCTGTTCGAGCACAATTCCATTAATATCCTTGATTTTCTTCAAGTATGCATTCAAATCACTTGCGAAAGGGCAGTAATGGTATGGATTATACCAATTCCAGCAAACTTCACCGTCGAAGTAATAGCGTACTACGAATACCAGTCCATCAAAGTAATTCTTACAAATTTCTCCAATATCCGGCGCATCCAGTAGAACATCATAATATTTTTTCTTCCAATCTTTTTGCGTGTAGTCCATTACGGAAGAGCAGTCCTTGAATAATGGATTGAACGGAACGCGATCCCATTTCCATTTATCCTCCGCATAATGATCATCAAAATTTGGGGACTTTGGGATGCGTTTTCTTTTCTGTAAGAAAAGCAAATTCGATTCTTCGCTTCGCGCAAGAGCTTCGAATATTTCGGCCAAAAATCGATGATTTATCATGGTTTTTCCGGCCCCATCTTTTAATAAGAGGTGGTCCTTTATTTTCGCGAAACATCGAGAATAGACCCCAATCATAAAATCGACGCCGTTGTTTTGAATACTGAGCGACGGGATATGATGTAGAAAATCATTCCCAAGGAAGAATCCTAGAAATACGTAGTCCGATATTAGGTTATCCGCATTATACGGAACCCCGGCAAGACCCGCGCTCATTTCCTTCTGAATTAGTCCGCTCAATTTCTCAATATTCACGAACAAAAATTCGGGGCCTGATTTGTTTTCACGTATGTGAGCGTTTTCCCGAATTAACATAACTCCGCGTCTCTTTAATGAGAGGGACAGCATAATCAGGTCTGCGTCCATTCCATAAATACAGATTGACTCTTTTGGGGGAATATTCATCGCGCGAATGTGGCTCATTATCTTATGTTCTCCTTCTCCGGAAACATTCGCATCATTTAGGAAAACGATCTGCTTACCAAAATAATTGGATTTTATCGCGGTTTGAATCGCATCGGAGAGCGCATTCATAAAAAGCGTTCCAGGAGTTATCTGATTCATATCCAGCAATTCTTCTTTAAAAACGCCGTATTTCTTCTTTATATCATTTTCCCATTCTTTCATGATGGGGCCTTTGTATCTGCGAAGGCGCTGTTGGTGCATTTTTGCCATAGGGACCGGCCCATCCATGAAAAAACCGACGGTTTTTGATGGATTCGCCGTATTTATTACATGTCGCGTATAACGTATAACATCATAAATAAGATGATTTTGGCGTTCGTGTAATGACTTTTTGATTAAAACATCATAATTTAGACGCGCATAGCATTGATAAACGATTCCATTGAAATCGAAAAATAGATGGTCCGGATTTTCAAAATGACATATGATGTCTTCATTATATTTCCGGGTTAACCAATTAAAAAACTGTGGGATTCCCATTGTGTATAATAAGTGAGTATTATTTATACTGTTATTATTCAATTTTTTTATTTATATATATATAATATAAAATGAAAGATTATAAATCTTTAACATGTTTAGAAATAAAACAAATTCTTAAAAAACATAATGTTAGTGGATATTCAACATTATGTAAACAAGAATTAGTAAAATTAGTAAAGAAAACATTAAATAATCGAAAAAATAAAAAAGGTGGTGGGCCGGCCCCTGAAAATAATATAAACGCTCGTATTGAATTAAAAGCGAAACTTAACAAAGAAGAAGAAGACTTTTATGCTTCTTTACAAGGAAAATTAGAATCGCATGAGATAGGAAGAATTACATTTTTTTTAAAGAAAGTACTTGAAAAAAGAAATTGTAAAAATTATAAACTTCGTGAAGAACTTTTAAAGGAAATTGATAATATTAAACTAAACCAAAAATATAAAGAAGAAGAAAAACTTAGAGATAATACAGCAAAAAACAAGCCGATTCGTATTAGTCCAGAAAAACTCGAAGTGATTAATAGTTTATTTGCTAAAATTAAAACAGATATTGGAAATTTATTGAATAGTTTCGCGGATTATTGTGATTCTCTAAAATTATCGAATAATTATACAGACTGAAAAAATAAGAGAGAAAACTTTTATAAAATAAAAATTATATCATTTATTATGTGGATAATATTGGGATACTCGTAAAAAAGTATTATACTATAACTAATTATAAATAATAAAAAATAATATATAAAATATATTATTTTACCAATTTTACTAAAATGTGTCTCTCTAAATATTGAATTTTATATTGTTATTATTTATTTTTTATTTATATATAATATGGTAGATCTCCATTATTTTGAAAATAGTTTGAACGCAATATTTTTAATGATGGTAGCAGTTAGTGGAAATTTTATAAAAGAAATGTTTCCGTGCGGATTTCAGAAATTATTCGACAAAAGTGTGATACTAAAATATATACTTACATTTTTTATATTATTTATTTCAGTTATATTGATAAAACCATCAATTACAAAAGATAGAAGTTTAATATTTATATTTGGAATAACCGTATTTATATACATATGGTTTATTTTTATGACAAAAATGAATGTATATTTTTTTCTAACATTGCTATTTATACTTTTTATTTTATATATTTGTATTCAATATTATAATTATAAAAAGTTATCAGATGAAGATAAAAAAGAGTATAATATTATAACTACAACTATATTTGTATTAGCAATTATAATTACAGTCGTTGGATTTTTATTATATTATGGAGAAAAGAAATATGAATACAAAAAAATGTTTAGTTGGAATGATTTCTTTTTTAAGAATCTAAATTGTAATTTTAATCCTCTAAAAGGAACAATGAAAGATTACTTTTTAGCAATCTTTAACAAAAATAATATCTAATATATAACATGCCTTTTTATAGGAAATTAACTGAATACTGTGCAAAAAAGATTTTCAATCCTGATTTTCCAATAATTGAAATAAATAGAAATACTCCAAAATATATAATATCTAATTTTGTAAAAATACATTCACATGTAATAATAAAAGTTGATGAATTTGTTAAGCGCCGTGGTAAAAATGGATTAGTTAAAAAAACAAATGACGTCGATAAAATAATCGCATTTATGAATGATAATCAAAAATACTCACATTTTATTCTAGAAAAAACATTTAATATTATTGAAGAAAAATACTTTTGTATTCAGTATCATAACAATAAGAAGCGTTATATTTTTAATGATAATGGAGGAATAAATTGTGATGACCCATACAAAAATGCTATCATAACTGACACTATTAAAGACTATGAAGAAACAAGTGTTATTTACCAATTAGATTTAATATTCGATTCATTATATTGTAAGAGTCTCGAAGTTAATCCCCTTATATTAACTGACTCCGGTTATTTACCTATCGATTTCGCAGTCGAATTTGATGGATGTGGGCTCTCTTTTTGGAAAGCGGAGCATCGTTTATATTATGATGCTTCCCATAAAGAGGAGAGTGCGAATGCGGAGATTGAAAAAAAGGTTATGGAATTAGATGAGGCCTCTAATGCAAGTCTGAAATTAAAAATCATTAATCCATCAGGAAAAATTGCTACTCTTGTTGCGGGTGGAGGAGCTTCCGTTTTATATACGGATGCAATCATCAATGCAGGATACGCAAATGAGTTATATAATTACGGCGAATATAGTGGTAATCCAACAGAAGATGAGTTGTATCAATATTGTTCCCTCTTTTTTGAAAATTGGTTCGACGGAATTAAAGAAAGAAGTTCACCCATTCTATTTATCGGTGGTGGAATATCAAATTTTACTGATGTTGCAAAAACATTCAAAGGAATCATACGCGCAATTAAGAAGTTTTCCGAGCAATTTCAGAGCCAGAATGTGGCCGTTTGGGTAAGGCGGGGCGGCGTCGGTGAAAAAGAGGGGTTGCGCTTGCTAAGGAATACCTTAGAAGAGTTGTCAATCGATAACCACATTTATGGAAGCGAAATTCCTATTACGGAAATTATATCTATGGCTCTTTCTATAAATAATGTTCAACTTCCAGAATATACAATTGAAGATGTATCACTTGTCGATTCCCCAAGGGAAATCTCGCTGTGGAATGATTATATTATTTTTATCGGTCATAATGCGACAATTATACAGCGCATTCTCGATTATGATTATTATATTGGAAAAGAAATGGGTTCCATATTAGGAGTATATGACCCCTACAATAAAAAAGACACTTACAAAAATTATTTTTGGGGGCGTCAAAAAATAAAAATTCTTATTACATCAAATATAAGCGCTCTCGCAATTCCAGAAGGGAGCACAGTCGCTGTATATAACTATTTATCAATTCGCAGTTGCGTTCAAGCAACAAAGAAGTTCGCTGATATTCCAGAGGTTCTAATGTTCTATATTATTGCGGAGGGACTACCTGATGCAATCACTCTCGAATTAGTTGATTACTTACATTCCCGTGGTAAAACACTACTGGGTCCTTCATCTGTCGGCGCCATAAAATCAGGAATAAATGGCCAACGTGTCGGAAGTGTGGGTGGTCTCATTGATAATATTCAGCGCTGTAATTTAGCGACGGAGGGCTATGTCGCGATTATAACGAAGTCCGGCGGTTTGCTTAATGAAATGATTAATTATGTTGAGAGGCTTGGTCTCGTCGTTGGTGAGGCAGTTTCTATTGGTGGGGACCGTTATCACGGCGTCCGTTTCATCGATTTGGTCAATTATTATATGGTGAATGATAAGATTCAGCTCATTATTATTGTAGGAGAATCAGGTGGTATAGAGGAATTGGAGGCGACCAATATTGTTAAAACTAAACCAGTTATTGCGTGGTGTAGCGGAACGAGTAATGATAAATTCGAGAAAAAAATAGAGTTTGGACACGCGGGGTCATCGTCTCTATCCGTCTATGAAGACGCCTCTTATAAAAATTATTTTATGAGAAAGTCCGGCTTCATTGTTCCAGAAACATTTGAAGAAATTGGAAAATATATCCAGAAATTTAAGAAAAATATATCAAAAACTGATGGTCGTAATGTCCCAATCGATTTGTCGGAAGCAATCTCGAATGGACTTATTCGGAATGTTCCTAATTTTAGTTCCGGAATAACGGATGAGCGAAATGATCTAAAATACCGTTCCGACCCCATTGACCAAATCATCGAGAAAGATAACTCACTCGGTTATACGATTGGGCTCATTTGGTTGAATATACGACTTGATAGTTGGGCCTCTAAATTCATCGAAAAAATATTGGCGATTATGGCGGACCATGGCCCCGCCGTAAGTGGAGCGCAGACCGCAATAATAACCGCAAGAGCAGGAAAAAATATTACGGAGTCAGTCGCATCGGGAATCTTGACGATTGGCCCCCGCTTCGGTGGCGCGATTGAAGACGCCGGTAAAGACTTCTATGAAGCCTATAAATCAAATGAGAAACCAGCTGATTTTGTTGAAAGAATGAAAACTACCGGTAAATATATTATGGGGATAGGTCATCGTATAAAATCCAAGTTTAACCCGGATCGGCGCGTAGAAGTTATTAAAAAATATGTGGCCTCATCATTTCCGGAGTGGAATGTTCTTCGATACGCAATTGAAGTTGAAAAAATAACATTAGAAAAGAAATCAAATCTAATATTGAATGTTGATGGCGCAATTGGGGCCTGTTTAATCGATTTATTATTACATTATAAAGTTGATATATCGAAAGTCCACGTCTTGAATGGATTCTTCATTTTAGCAAGAACAATCGGATTCATTGGACATTATCAGGAACAAAAATTACAGAATAATGGTCTCTATCGCGCAAATGATTGGGATTATGATTTTTTGGATACATAAAAGAATCCAGCTATACCAGCGACCGTACCTAATAAAAATCCATATTTCATTACTTTCTTAATGAAATTTCGTTTTTCCTCTTTTTCTTGAATAAATGACAGATTGAATGATGATAAAGTATTATTTGCTCTTTCTGAACATTTCAGTTGATTTACTAAAATGATATTTGTCTTATAAATGGTGTCATATTTTTCTTTTTCTTCTTCTAATTGTTTTACCAGTTTTTCTTTTATATAGCGATATTCAACCGCATATTTTATTATATAATGTAATATATCTTTTTGCATAGATACATCAGATTGCATGAAGTTATCTACATATTTGATTATTTCAAAATCAATGTCATCATCATAAATAAAAAAGTTTTCAATTTCTTTAATTCCTACTGACATATTTTAATATAAACATTATTTTATACAATAATATACGCGAAAAAGTAATATAAAAAGAATGTATAATATATAATTATGAGCGATACAGAAGATTATATTGTTATTGATAATCCAAACGAAGGGAACCCGATTCTAAAAGAAGAACAAATTTCAAAAAAGAAGAGGAAGCATTTAGAGGTTAAACCTGATTATTTTAAAACGGAAGATGAGCGAAGAACTGAAATTAAGGCCTTATTGAATCAAATGGCCGAATTAGGAATTATTGCAAGTATTCCAGGAATGAAAGATTTTCTTAAACACTCTCAGCTCTTTATTAAAGAGGGAGTATATTGGGAAGGAAGAATCCGACTTACTGGAACAAACCGTGTATTATGTGGATTTTTAACAAATAGAAAGAATAAAGTATCAGATATTACTTTAAAGTATGAAAAAGAATAATTATCTACGACGAATTGATGGTAAATTACCAGAAAAATTAGGACGATTTGATTGATATGGAACTGATTGAGTTTCTGGTTTTGGTTGAGGAGGTGGGGGTGTTTGTATGGTTTGAGGTGGGGGGGTATGTATGGTTGGAGGTGGGGGTGTTTGTCTAATTGCTATATTACTTGGTGCTAAACCAGAGCGACGCATTCCTCCACAACTGCACGGCATTATATAATTATAATAATATTTTTATAATTATGAATAATGAAAAACAATCATTAAATTTCGTTTTAGAAATGAGACAACGATTTTATCAACCTAAATTTTTTATTGAATTTAGTGAAATATTTAATAACGATGACCCTGACCTAAATAACATGTTTTTATTTGCGGAGGAAGCTTTTAATGATAAAAAACCGATTTGGTATGTATTAACTGTCTTAATTGCGAACTTTGGTAAAATGATTATTTATCATCTAAAATCAAAAGATGATGCCCGTATTTTTGAGGCAATTGATAAAAAACCGGCGTATCTTGTTGCTTGTGGAGTAGTCCAGAAAAGTTTAGATGACTATATTTATTCATATGGATATGGTGAATATTTATATAATCTTCTTCTAAATCCATTGAATACAAATAGTCTATCAAAAGACGCCCTACAATTAATTAGATATAAGGACACAAATATTTTGGAATCAGAACTACCAAATATAGTTCAATTCCGAAAGTATTTTGAAGTTAAAAAAAAAGTATTGAATATTGATAAAATGAAAAAGAAATATATTCAATTATTAAAACTTTATTTTGAAAATAATGGTCTCTATATGTAATATGGATGCAAAATCAAAAAGTGGAGGTAAATTTATTCCTACAAAAAAGATATTACCGCCGCCGCCAAAAAAAGGCGATAAAGTAGAAATTATCATAAAACCGTATAAAAATAAAATTACGAAGGTAGGAATCATAAAGGATGTTCTAACTAAGAAAAAATATCATTCCCGTGGACATAAAGTTCGCTTAGAAGATGGGACTATTGGTCGAATCGTAAAAAAATTGAAATAAATTAAATAGTTGTTCTTTACATATTAAAATGACCGACCGTCGTATTTTCCAAGAAATAAAAGAAGCTGGATTAAATCAGGATCCAACAATTCAATGGGGCCTTAAAGACCCATCTGATAACAAAAAATGGTGGGCTAGTATAAATGGTCCAGAAGGAACTCCATACCATAGATTTAAGCTGACGCTTAACATCACATTTCCGGAAAATTATCCTTTTTCTGCTCCAAAAGTTGATTTTACTACGGATATATGGCATCCAAATGTTGGAGGTTCTGGTAATATATGTTTGGATATATTAAAAGAAAAATGGACTCCAGCTCTGAAATTATCCGCTGTATTGTTTAGTATTAGCAGTCTTCTGAATGAACCATATCCAGCAAGTGCTCTCAATTCAGAAGCTGCAAGGCAATATATATACAATCGTGATGAATATAACCAAAAAGTAATCGAGACTTGTTCCCGAAATTTTGAAAAAATCTGAAAACACTAACATTTTTTTGACTTTATAACAATATAGAAATTTAGATAAAAAGCGAATACTATCCATAGAGCGTATGGAACAAGCAACCAAAATGAAATTTTCGAATTTTTCCAACTGAGCCACAATAAATAAGCAGTTAGTCCAATCATGATAAAATTTATGATGAGTGCGATAAGCGGCTTTTGTAATTTGAAAAAGATTACTGACCACAAAAAGTTAAGGATGAGTTGAGCTTCATATGGCCCAAAGTATTGAGTTAGGAATGTAGGTTGTTCTAAATAGAACATTGCCGACAAACCTATTAGTAGATATAAAATAGTCCACGCGATTGGAAAAACAATTGGAGGTGGAGTTAGAGGAGATTGTTTCAATTTGCTATACCATAGCCTATTTTTTTCCGAAAGATTACCACCAAGTGCATTTACAATGAATGTCCCCGCGAATGGTTGTAGGACAAGTAAGATTTTCCATATAATATTCGCATCCATTCGTTCTAATTAGTATATAATAATATTATATTTATAAATGAAAGAATACACATTTAAATTATATGATAACTTTTTACCAAATCCAGCCGTTATAAAACCGAACCATATAATTATTAATTTTAAATATTGTAATTTATCAGAATTGTCCTGGATAGATGAAGATTTTAATACAAATTTATTTACACTTCCAGATACAATAAATTATTTTGATATGAGTTATAATTCAATATACGCCTTTTATAAAGGGTCCAGCCACGATTATTCCCTACCAGAGAACCTCAAAATATTTAATGCTTCATTTAATAAACTCGATTTCATTTCTGATAATATTCCTAAACAATTAATTGCTCTGAATATTTCAAATAATACTGTTAAATATATTCCAAAACTTCCGGAAACACTTAAAATGTTAAACGGTTCATTTAATACAATTAAATGGTTTGATCAAGAATTACCCAATTTAGAAAAATTGAACCTGTCATATAACCACATTTACTATTTCCGATTTGACCGCTTGAAGGACAATTTGCGATTCTTAGATTTATCGGGGAATCAGCTAAAAGAAATAAGTGGGAATATATTTCCTCCAAATATTGAAGTTATCAGATTAATGGATAATCGTTTAGAAGAGATTCCGGAGCTACCTCCCAATTTGAAAGAACTCGATGTTAGCTATAATAAAATAAAAACTATTACTAATTATCCGGCCTCTCTTTTGGAGCTTGATGTTAGTCATAATGTAATCGAGGTCCTATGTGATACAGTTATGGGATGTAATGAATTGAAAAAACTGAACTATGAGGTGAATGATACAATTGAAATTTCATTTGAGGCTCTACGATGGATCGATAATCAGTTCCACAAAATACATGTTGAGAAAGAAATCAATTTGAAGGAGATTTATTCTCAGACTAGCGATGAGATGAAATCGGTTTATGATGACGCGCAAAATGCGCATGATATTAAAATAAGGGGCGATATATTGAAGTGTATCGAATTGATAATTGAGACTGATGAAGTCCCTGCGCTTTCATTTGATGAATGCTGTAATGTATTAAAGGATAAATTTAAGATTGAAGACACTGTTGATATATTGCGTGAGTTTATGGAAGAAGAGCTAAGAGTTCTGGGAAAGTGCTACAAATTTTGCGATTTATTCCCTTATATTCATAATCGGGTTATCCAATATGGAGATGACCTTATTTTTGTATTAGAGGAGGAAATACAGAAATCGAAGAAGGTCTGCTTTACTGGGCGGATTGAGGCATATATTTCGAGTTTGGCCGGTTTCTATAAAGATATTGTCTATTCCCCTTCACTTAACGATACGATTCTAGCAAAAATAAAGCAGATAAAGAATAAACTTCATAAGGAGCGCATCCCGCCAGATTCGTTGAATTATCAAGTGGAACTCAAATTTTATATGGAGGAATACATGCGTGAGTCCAAGTTCAATGAGGAAATGATTGCTGTGTGGCTATCGCCAATCGTTGAAATGATTGATGATATCGTTAAACAGTTGGAGGATCATTACAAGAAACCGATTCGCGAAGTCGTTGATATAATAAAAATGCGGAAAGTTATAAAGCAGTATTTTATTCAAAATTTATAAAAATTAAATATTTTATTATATTATTAAAATGTTATATAAAAAATTAGTTGAAAAAATAAATAATATATTGTTAAAATATTATCCTGTTAAAATATCATTCGATAAAATAAATACTTTATCTCATTTTCAGATTATAAGTAATGATTATAAACGGTTTTTAACAATAAATATGAATATAGATGGAGTAATTTTGAATGGAGAATATAAAAACTATCAAATAGTAAAAGTAATAACAACTAAGATATTAGATTGGAAAAAATATATATTATTATACGTATCTTTATTAAATAAATCATTTAATCCATCTATAAATCAAACAAAATTTATTTATTATCTTCATTCATATAATTATATAGATATTCTCAATATTACAAAATTGGTAATAAAAAATAAAGAAACTGGAAAAACAATTGAATATAAAGTAGAGTATACTGATACTGATAAAAAAAATTATTATTTACCTTGGAATAATATTATTCAAAAATATATAATAAAAAAAGATAATCATTTTTATTTAGAATCATTTTCAGTTGATAATAATTATAAAAATCTTAAAATAGAAATGGATCGTTTGATAAAAAATAGAGATAAATATAAAACTATTCATTTTCATTTGAATAATAATGGCGGTGGAGATATTGTTCCTGCTCATATAATAATAAGATGTCTGGTAGGAAGAAGAGAAAGATGGATGAAGAATATTAAAAAAATATTAGAGAATAAACAAGTACTTGAATGGGATTGTTGGGAAGAAGAAAATGTAAATAGTCCAAATTATGAAGTAGTTAAAAAATTAAATTTAGATAATTTACCAAATTATGATTCAAAATATAATGGAAAAATATATTTACATATGAATACACAAAATGGTAGTGCTGCTTGGTTTTTTATAACATATTTAATTTATGCTTTTGCTAATAAAATTAAAAGATATTCTAAAAAATGTTATGGTCAAAATATAAAATATGGCACAATTGAAAGTGATAAATTAATATTATTAGGTCATTCTGATACGACTTCCGGAGATGGAAATGACGTATCAATAAAATTTAATAATATTGTAATAAAATGTCCAACTGAACAATTTATATCGTGTTCTATTAAAAAATATGATTGGAATCGATTTTGGAGAGAAACTTAATGCGGAAAGTCATTAAGCAAAATTTATAAAAATCCATCCGTTGGATTTTAAGGCAAACGATTCTTGCAACGTTCGAGAAAAACACCGAGGTATGTGCAGACTTTATGAATGCCTTGTATGTTGCGATTTGCAATCATAGCATTAATCATATTAAGACCTTTCCTCATTCGCGAGTTAAACAGGTTCTGTTCATATGTTCTCGCAGTTGGAGATGAGTCGGATTGACGATAGAGCTCAAATTGTGGAGAAATTGATGACATCACGTGAAGTATCGAGTCAATTTGAGTAGCAGTCGGACATTCGATTTGTATCGCAGATTGTTTACTGGCATATTTCTCTATCATTTTCTTCAAAATATCCATAGAACTCTTTTTTTTAGTTATATTTGTCCTGAGTTCATTTTGAAGACTAAGCAAGAAATTTGCAAAATAATATTGGTGTGATAAAGCAGTTGATTGTCCATTACGAACTTCTTGAATTTTTGATTCTAAACTTGATACTGATTCTGAATAGCAAATTATCAATTCAATATGTTCCTTTGCTGAATTTAGAAACTTCGAGATCTCTTCCTTTTTGGATGAGAATTCATTGACAAATTGATCAAATGTTTTTTGAAAATCTTCTATTGATGACACTAATATATGACATGATTCATGTGAAATCTGTTTGAGAATAATATGAATCATTTCAAAAGTTAAATAAATTTGAGTAATGAAACGTTCAATCATTAAACAGTATTGATGCAATTCAATTAAAGAATTATTCATCACATCAAATGTTTCAATATTGAACACCATTGCGTTAATTATTTGAAAGCAATCTTGGATCTTCAAAAATTCACTTTGCACTTTGAGAAGACGGTTCTTCAATTGATTCAAGAAATTCTCTATTGGAATTGATGGAGTTGTGATTCGCGAATCAATATTTGATATATAAATCGAAAGATTTTGTAAAAGTAGAAGAACTTCTTCACTATTCGTTGTTTTTGAAATTAAAGAATTCAAATAATTAAAATTTTCATTTGCTTTAACTAGACTTTTGAAACATGAATTATGATTTTTTATTGATTGGATTTGTTGTGGGAATGTTTTCTTTATGCGTGGCATGTTTGAAAAGTTAAATATTCCTTATTTTGTCATCGGATTACCATCAATTTTTTGTAAAAATTGAATATAAAAATTGTAGCATACTTTGTATTAATAAAAATGTTTATAGGTATAGATGAAACAAAAGAAGCTGTTAAAACGACACTACAATACAATGTATTGTCCAAATTTAAGACAAATAATCTAATATTAGATAGTATTATCCAAATTATTTTTATGACATTTATTACAACATTTGTTGCATCATTAATGTCAAATATTGGAAAAATAAACCTAAAATTTAGTTTACGTGGAATACGTAATATGTTCAAAAAATATTATACGATAACTATTACTGGAAGCAGGTATGTTGAATTCAAATATATGCATTCAAGATGCGATTTCAGTATGCGTTTTCGTGCTATTTTATACAAAATATTATGCTCCCTAAATGAAAATAATGGGAAGAATGGAATTCGAGAAATTGAGGAATTACAGGTCCGTGATACAACACGTTTTAATGATGATAACAGTATCACTAAAAAAGCAGAATTTTCCTTTATTGTTAATCAAAGAGGAATGTTTTTGATTGACGCAGACATTTATTGTGAGGTTGATTCATTCAATGATAATGTGGAAAGTGGAGACAAGAACAAGACAACTGGAATGAAAAAACAGGAATATACAATTTGTGTAAAGTCGACAAAAAAGACTTGTAGAGAACTCCACAAGTATATTGAGCAAATTACGGATGAATACGAGAAGAATCAAAAGCGGATGATGTCTGAGCATCGTTATATATTTCAGTTTGATGGAATTAACACTGACTCAAAATTACTCAATTGGAAAGTCAATGTCTACAAATCTTTTACAACATTTGACAATATTTTTTTCGAAGGGAAAGCAGAAGTTTTTCAAAGACTGACCGATTTCATGAAAGAAAAAGAGTTCTATCAGATGTTGGGAAAGCCTTGGAAACTGGGAATTCTTCTTACGGGAGAGCCCGGTTGTGGAAAAACGAGCCTTATTCGCGCGATTGCGAACTTCTTCAAACGGAGTATTAAAGATGTTCAATTCAACCGGATGACGGACATTGATGATTTGGAGAGTTGCTTCAATTGCATTGAATACGACAACAAAGCAATGGGTTCAGAAGACGTTATTCTCGTCGCAGAGGATATTGATTGTATGACGGACATACTGAAAAAAAGAACAGCAGAAGAACCGAAGAAGAATATGACTGAACAATTCAATTCTTTCAAATCGGAAGAAGCAAAAGCAATTATGATGGCAATTTCTAGTGCTACGGATTCTCCTACCGTTCAAAATAAGAAGTCCGGTCGCGAAATAACGCTGAGCTATTTATTGAATATATTGGACGGAATTTCGAATGCGGACGGGAGGATATTTATTGCATCGACGAATCACGTTGAGAAAATTGATCCGGCCGCGCTCCGTCCGGGGCGTATCGACATCCGAATTGACTTCAAACGGGCATCCGTTTCAATCGTTCGAGAGATTTTATCACACTGGTATGAATGTTATGATAAGCATCATTCCGGTGGAAAATTTCATTCAGATTTTGAGAGAATATGGGATGAAAATTCATCGCGGTTCAATGATGAAAAGTTGAAACCGTGCGACATTGTCAATGTTTTACAAGCGTATTGTCGAGATATTCAGAAAGCGATAGATATACTGGTTTTAATGCAGTAATTTAGTAAAAATTGATGGTAATACGAAAGCAATTTTATATAATTATATCCGCAAAACTTGCAAATGTCAGAAAAAACTGGAAAAACACTAGGACCAAATGCTCAAAAAAAACAGGATTTTTGGAATCGAACTATACAGGCATCAATTGATGCTTGTTATGAAAGAAGAAGATTAAAAAGAGAAAAACGTGAAAAACTTCGCCAAAAAATTGAATATCTTCATCTTCAAAGATTGTACAACTTTAACAAGCGAATGGTTGTCGTTTTTGCGATATTGGATGGTAATATGGTAATTTTAACAATTATCGATCAATCATTGATAACGTGTACTTACACAACTGGACGAAATGATCATATTATCTATGGTGATTGTGAATATTGGAGATTACAAATGACGGCATCTCACAATTCAAACGGAAAACGGTTCGAAAAAGATGGTGCATCATATACGGTTTCAACTGTTGATGGAATCAACTTCAATGTCACTGACATTAAAGGAAAAGTTTTTTCTTTTGAGAGTTCCATACTTCATGAGACTCTTGCTGGAAAGACATTTTCTGATATCAAATTTGACCAATGGTTGTACTCTCCAAGCAATGTTGAATCTGATGAAAAAACGAAGATGATTCATGCGGAATTGTTGAAATTGATTGAAGAAGACGAGAAATACCTTAGAAAAAATCCACAAATTGTTGGATATATTCCATATTCATTCGTCTGAATTTGCATAAATTTGTGGGATTCCATGAATTTTTATAAAAATTGATAGTAATATTCAGTGAAAAAATCATTATTTAACGGCAAAATGTCTCAAAAACAACAGACCGCCTCAGCGCAACAAGCGCAAAATTTAAATCAAACTTCAATTATCACATATTTTAAATGTGATGATGGAACTATTTGTATTGTTTCCATTGTTTCACCAGATGGACAAAAGATTTTTGGAAATGGGATTGGAACAATTGTTCCGATGAACCGTATTACCAAAAAAGGTGATACTCAAACTCCTCCTGCCAATCAAAAACAATACATGATTGTTTCTGATAATGGAAAGTTGAACGTTTTATTGGATAGAAAACAAATCAATATATTCGATGAAAATTTCGGATTACATGATGGAATTTTGCGTCTTGAAAATGTTTCATTTCGGCAATTTGTCTATGACCAAACAGCAGTTGATGAAAGAACAGAAACATTCAGGGAAATACTCGGACAACTTGTCTCTGCGTACCCGGACCGCTTTTGTTTTGAAGACTACAAGAAACAGAAGACCACTCACGTTGGAGAAATGAAAGCTCGTATCCCGAAATTAATCTTTGATTTGGTAAAACAACGTCTGGTGTCTTCCGGAGTTTCAACATATTCCTTTGTTGAACATCTCATGAATGGTTCCACGATTGGTGTTTCTCGTGGTGATATGGATTTCTATGTTCTTGATGAGAAACAAGCGAAACTTATCATTGAGATATTGACCAACAAAAAACTTGGATTTGTCAAAGATTCCAAAGATAAGTCAAATGATAATACATTTCGGCTTTATCTTGATGTTCTTTGTCGGAAAGTTTGTCATGAAGCAATCATGTCAAACTTTAAGCTTCCGGAAGGTTCAGACCCAGCTCAATATTATATTGAGGTTGAAATAAAAATTGCTACTGAGTTTCAGAAAGAGTATGAATCAAATTGCGTAGGATATTTTCTTGGGTTATTGTTGAGTTATTACTTCAAAATATCGATATCTGGTGTTTCATTGAAACACGGTTGTGATGAAATACCAATCAATGTTGGTTCATTTGATGAATTTCTCAAAAAAATTGGAATCAATCTTGATGAAATTCGGACTAATCGAGATTTCATCGAAAGACTTCTTGCGTCGCCTCTAATTTCAGAGCTTATGACAGTTGACGATATCTTACGTCTTTTCAAGAACATCATGGGAGATGACAATACAAAGCACCCATCAAAACCGCTGAGAGAGTGGCTTCATTTGTTGGTTTGTGGTTTGAAGGAGCGTTTCCCAGATCTGTTTTCATCATTGCGATCAGAGCTTGTTCAAGAAATGGTTCAAGATGAGAAAAGTCTTCAAATGATTCCTACGTGGAGAGTTCAACTATTTGTATTGAACACTGATTCTGTATTTCATCAAGTTCAGGTGGAGAAAGGAATACTTTCAATTGATTGTGGAAAGAAACAATTTGTTTCAACTGGAGTTGATGGAAAGTCTTTGATTTTTTCTGAAAAACAATTGAAGTCAGATTCTGGAAAGAAACCATTACCCGAGCGTGTCAAATCATGTTCAAGGCTGTTTGAACTCTTGAAAGAGTATTTTGACTACTTGAAAGAAATCAATGCACAGAGATCAGTCATTGAGAGATTTATTGACGCACTCAGATGTCGCTCAGAAGTGTGTTCTCATCTTGAACAACTTAGATATGAGCTTATGAAAAAGATTCACGAAGAATTGATGAATCCACTGTACCCAATGAGTCGAAAGAAACCTGATTCGATGGATGGGAAATTATATGGAGAATTGATGAAACAGTTTCAATCAGCTATCATTTGTTTTTCTCAATTCCAGTCATTCTGCGTTGAAAATCTCGGTCTTGTTGGTGATTACCAGAGTTTTGTTGTTCGAATGTTGAATGAGCAGATCTTTGCTGAATACCATTCTCAGATTGGGTCATTATCTCCAGAAGAGCACAAGCAAATTCGTGGAGAAATCTACGCTGCTGCGATGCTCAACATTGAGAAACTTTGCTTGGAATTGGTTGAAAAGTGGACTAGTTTCCACAATTCAGATGTCAATTGGGAAGAAAGAGAAAATCAGTATTTTCATATCCCATCTCAAACATTCCATGAAATCACGTCTGGTAATCGCCCATATTACTTGGGAACATCTGTCTTGGAAGGAACAAACGTTCATGTTTTCATGGATGGCCAATCAGGAGAAGTATTCTCAATGATGATTGAATAAATCAAAGCAAACGCTTTGATTTTTATAATTAGAATATTTATAAAAATTGATGGTAATACAAAGCTAAATTATACTGATTTAACCCGCTCCAATGCAAACACAATCCTGCATACCATCCGCGCAAAATTTGGCGCTAGAACGTTTGATGAAAGAATATCTTGATTGTTTGGTGAAAATGAATCAGCCACTTCATCCAGAAGATTGTTCTGTTGTTCACTGTAAAATACTAGAATTAACAAAACTTCTAAAAGGTGAGTTGATGAAGCAGTTGTTTCCAACTGATCTAACTTTTGATATGAAACTGATAAAACAGTCAGTCGAACTTTTTTCAAAATTTCAAACGTTTTGTATTGAGAAGAAAGGTCTTCGAGGAACACTTTTTGATTTTGTTTTTGATATATTGAATCGTGAAATCCTTGTTGAATATTTGACAATTCTTAAATTGTCGGAAGAACAACAGGAAAGAGAACTTCCAAAAGTTGATGGATTCGTTCATCAACTTTGTACGACTTTGGTTGAGTTATGGAAAGAATTCCGAGAATCAGAAATGATTTGGAAACATGATAAATTATTCAAATACTCAATTAATGATATTACTGGAACAGTTCATCCAAATTCCAATGGTGCTCTTCTTCCATGTTATTTGGGTTATATTGAAGCTAATGGGAAACCAGTTCATGTTTTCATGGATTGCCAATCTGGTCAAGTCTTCTTAATGTTGTCTTTTGAGTCATTTAAACAATTTCAGACTTTATTCATGGCAGGTGTGAAAGAGATGACCTATAGTGATGAGAACTATCTTATTCATTTGATGAAAGAATTTTTTGAAAAATTTGGGTTTTCAATGGAAAGACAAGAGATTTACATGCCACGCATTCTGTCTTTTGCTCAACAATTTAGTGAGATTTCAGGAAAACCGTGTGTTAGCCCAATTCAAACGGACCAGGAAACACATGAAAGATATCAAAAAAATCATTGGAATAAGACTAGAATGGAGCTTATTGAATTTTTTTTATCAATGACATTCAATTAAATTCGCGGTTAGAATCGCAAATTTTATAATTAAAATAATTTGCTTATGTAGTCGAACGTAAGGAACATTATTCCTTGGCCCGGAGCGACCCGTGTTAATCGCGCCAAGCTCCCTCTCCAAAATCCCAATACCCCATAAGAATTGTATATCGTTTTTGAAAGTTGGACCATACTGCTTTTTTGTTTCACAGATTCTTCCTGCATTTGCGTTTTTAGGACGTCCATTGGAGAAGAGATAATAACTGAGAAAATACCTGCTCCTACCCCTCCCCAGAATGAGTGCGTGCTCGTGAATTTTTTCTGACTTGATATATAATCCTTGTATTTGTTGAAAAAATAGAAGCGACTTGCCTGATTTAATGATTGTCTATATAGAGTAGGAAAGTATCCTAAATAGAGCCCTCTGATTCCATTTTCTCTGACAACATCCATCGTTTTCATATGTGGGAACCGAATCATTTTAGTTTTGATTGTTTCCGATGGGACCGTAATAAGCGTAGATTCAATAAAACCTGCAAATAATCCCGAAAGAATAGAGACTACATCTTTGTTAAAAGATTTCTCATGTAGGTGCTTCGAAAATATATTATACGCATAAAAGCGACTAGCGACCTTAGGGATATTGAAAAAAAGAACCGGTGTTAACCCCCTATAAAATCCTAGGAATCCATCCTTTTTATAAATTCCAAACGCAGTATTTTTCAAATTGAGGTTATTTCCTTTGAATTGCATCTGTGTTTTTATATTCTCAGATGGCCATGTCGCGATTGCTTCTGCTATTCCGGCGACGCTTCCAGCTACAATATTTTTTACTGCTTCATTTTTCTGACTCATAATTATAATAAAAGATAAAAGATAAAAATTGAATATAAAAAAATTATATTTTTATATATAAACAAAGATGGAATCGAAGACTGAACGCAACAATTGCTACAAGTGCAATAAGAAAATTCACATATTACAGCAAGAAACTGACCAGATTTGCTTGGATTGTCATGGAAAAATGATTCAAAAAATGAAGCAAGAACTGAAAGAAAAAGGAGCCTGTTGCGATTACAATGGGACTGAGTATTGGTATTAAAATAATACAAATTTATTATAAAAAATAAAAAATGAATTTAAAAATAATAGAATATTATATAATAAAAAATGGAATCGTTTAATTTAGAAAATAGTCAAGAAGTCCCATATGAATTAAAAAATCTGGATGATACTCATCCAAAAGAAAATAATGTGGATGGATTGAAAATTCAATTGATGAATCATCAAAAAACAGCTCTTTATCATTCTTTATTAATTGAAAGTAATGAAGGGATTCTAATAAGTGAGACTTATTATTTTTCAACATTTGGAATATTAGCCTGTAAGGTTGGGTCCGGTAAATCATTTGTTGTATTGGCTATGATTATCAAGAAACCGCTCATTAATTACAATCGGATATCAAATGGATATGGCGGAGGAGTTATCACTCATTCTTCATTTAGGAAAATAAACACTTCCCAAAATACGGTAAGTGCAAATATTATTCTCATTCCACACAATTTGCAATCGCAATGGAGTGCTTATATATCAAAATATACGAATCTTCGCTTTTATTCAATTCATTCAACAAAAGAATGCGGTATTTTTCGTGAGAAAGTGAAAAAGTATACACAGGAACCAGATGTTTCGAATCGTATACATTTATTTACAGAACTAACTGAAAATATTGTATATTTGGTCACGAATAAATGTTGGAATCTTTTCGCATTGACATGGAATAATGAAATTCGAAAAAATGTGAGTCGCATATTTGTAGATGAGGTTCACGCAATAAATATTCCAAATTCAATTAAAGTTCCAGCTAATTTTGTATGGTTCATATCATCATCATTGAATGATTTATTTCGTCATTCTAACAATGGATTCATTAAGGATTACATTAATACTTGGTCTTATTATTCATCATTGAATCATAATGTAATCAAAAATAATGACGAATATATTGATTCAAGTATCCAATTGGAGAGTCCAAATACTATCATGATTCGTTGTAAGACATCGCGATTATTGAATATATTTTCTGGGATTATTACAGAAGAAGTCCGTAATATGTTATTGGCGGAAGATGTTGAGGGAGTTATTTCAACACTTGGAATACCAACCGTTAGCGAAAGCAATATCATCCAAGTTTTATGTAAGAATTTACAGAATGAATTGGAGAATTTGCGGTTGATTCACGAGACGAAGAAAATAATGAATTACGCAACTGAGCAAATGAAGGAAGAATCAATTGCGAAGTCGCAAGAGAAGATTGATAAAATTAATGAAAAGATTATGGATGTTCAGAAACGTATTAGTGAATGCGATATTGACCCGATTATGCACATTGATATTATGAAGCCGGTCATTACTGGATGCTGTAATAACAAGTTTGACTTGGAGAGTATTACTGCACATTATTCGCATCAGGAAAAAAATAATTTACCGATTGTTTGTCCATTGTGTAGAGCTCCCCTCGACTTGAAAAAATTGTTGTATGTTGGTGAATTCAAGGGCGACAAAGTCCCCAAAAAGAAACAGCCAACTGAATGGATTTCTGTTGAACATACTAAAATTGAGAATTTGGAGCATTTATTGCGGACGCAAATTGAACCTACGAAGAGGATTCTTATTTTTTCAGAGTTTGAAGGAAATGTTTCACAACTTGGAGACGCTTTCAAAAAAGCGGGGCGGATCAATTTATATCCATTGAAGGGTTCAATCGGTCATATTACGAACTTGATTGAGCAATACAACCAGGGAGATATTCGGAGCTTGTTCTTAAATGCGACATACTGTGGTAGCGGATTAAATTTGGAAAAAACGGATGTTGTTATTATCATGCACAAGATGTCGCAGGATAATATGAATCAGGTTGTTGGGCGTGCGCAACGGCTGGGCCGGACTGGTCGGTTGGATATTTATTGTTTGTACGCGGAAAACGAATAACCAGCCCCTTTTTCCAGCCCCTTTTTCCCGCTATACGCGGGTAAAGGTGCTAACCCCCAAACCGCCCCTTTTTCTCCACCAGCGGAGTAAAGGTGCGAACCCCCAAACAGGTATTGTTTCCGGATATTTTTTCAAATAGTTATTTTTCTGGATATTTTTTTAAATATATTAAGAGATGTATATACAATTTTTATTTTGAAATTATTATAAATTATTATATCTATATAGATATAATAGCAAATGTTTGAAATTAAATTAAATAAGAGTAAAGCAGATATATATTATAAGAGTGATTTACAAACCAGTAAAAATGCATGGTGTAATATATCTATATCAAAAGATAAGATTTTTATATATGTAAGTCGAGATAAAAGTCGTAGTTATTGGATTGGCGATAAAAAAGGAAAATCCTGTAAATTATCAATTAAATTTAATGATGCTAAAAAAATGATTACAGTAAATATTTCAAATAAAATAATTATTCATAGTATTAAAGATTATACAAAAATAAAAAAGAAAGCAATATATTATAAATATATGAATGAAAATGATAATAGAATTGAATTTAAGGAAATATGATGTCTTATAAATTCTAAATTTTAATAATAATCGCTTTGTTTTTATTCTTAGGTTGAATATATTTACTTCTAAATACATCTTTCAGTATTTTATCAACTATTTCAAACTCTTTCTTTGGAAGGTCCCATTTTATATCAATTTCTCCTGTATTTTTTGACCAAAAAAGTGATTTGCTTGTGTAAAATATGAAAGGCATTTTATATTTTGCCATCTTATCCGCCTCTTCCCATGCGAAATCAATAAAATAATACACATTTTTCCATCCTATTTCTAAAAATAATATATTGTTCTTTTTCAATTCAGACGCGACTTTTTTGAATTTTTTTAGTAGTTCAGTTGTTTTATATTTATAGAATTTTTTGTTTAGATAATTCTCAGGAAACTGCATGTAATATTCTTCCGCTGTATTTTTCCAAACGATTTTATGCCACTTATAAATACAATTTTTATTGGGTTTCGAGACGTATTCATTTTCATCGTTTCCTTTTATTATTTTATTTGGGTGGTCTTGGGCGGAAACAGGTGGAGAAGGCCGTTTCAGATATTTTGTTTTTAACATATTATGTAATAGAAAAAATAAATGGAAAGAACCTATTTTCTGTTAAAGAGATAAAAAATGATTTTTTAATTATTAAGGAATAACATAATATAAAATGTCAAAAATAGAAACATTTATAGATTTATTTGATTTATTGAAATCATTACATCAAGATGAATTTCTTATCTGGTTAACTACACCTTGGAAAGGAAAAGATAAACAGGAATCTGTTTTGAGATTATTTTCAAAGCTTGGGTTGATTGATAAATTGAGAGAATATGACATATGTCAAGGGAATTTCAATTTGAAAACAATTAAACCGATAACTGAAATAAGAGAAATATTTTATGAAGGAGATCGTCCAATAAATCTAAAAGATAAAGGTGATTCTTCTGACCTTACAGGTATTCATAAAAAGAATAAAAAAGAGTTGCTCCTCACTACGTCAAAAAACATTACAAAAATGAACGTTGGTTTATTAGATATTGATAAAATTTTGACGAATTTTAAGCAATATGAGAAGGAACAATATATAATGAAATTATGTATTGCAATTCGAAATCTTAGTGATTTTGAAGAAATGAAATCTCGTATTGAATCATCAAATATAGTATTGAAAAATGCGATTTCTAATGCGATTAACATTGATTGGAATGATTTGAATCAGGCATTTCATCAATTTAGATTTCAATTCCAATATTTGAATATTCAAACCATATTGAATTCAAATAAGAAGCTATTATGCTTAAAAATGCACCAAATGATGAGTGTAATAAAAACAATGGAATTGAAAGAAACAAAAGACTGTATTTTATGGGGTCATATTCAAAGAAGTGGTAAGAGTTATATTATCGGAGGATGTATTATTGAAGATAGTCGTCATAAGGACAAATGTAATTATTTAGTAATTACAACTGCTCCAAATGAGACGATTGAGCAACAACTACAAGTATTTGATTGTATTCAATTGGAAGAATTTGGAATAATTCAATTAAACGGAACAAATAAAAAGCCGGTATTGAAAGATAAAAATATTATTATTTGTTCGAAGCAATTTCTTCAAACAAAAATTGATTCCGGTGAAAAAATAACGAATATTCCATGGTTGAAAAAAATGGCATTCGATATTCGTTTTATTGATGAAAGTCATAATGGAGGAACGACTACGCTTGCTAAAAAAGTATTGGATTACTATGGTTCCGGTGTTTTTACAATCCAAATTACAGCGACATATTTGAAACCTTGTAATGATTATGGAATTCAAAAAGATTCTTGGATTTTATGGGATTTGGAAGATGTTCAATTATGTAAGGCGATTGATAAACCAGATTCTATGAATAGACTGGTTGAAAAACACGGGACTATAATTCAAAATATTATTGGACATTATTCAATTGAAAATATAATAGCAGAGTATTCAAAATATCCGGAATTATGGATAATGACTGAAAGATTGAAACCGGATGTTATATCTGAGATAATAAAAGAGACATCTGATAATCATTATGGTTATTCAACAGAAGCATGTTTTTTACTTCAACAATGTCTTGAAGATGGGATTATTAAATATTCGAACAAATTTCAAAATGAAGAGAAAACTCTTGAAGTTTTTTACAGAATTTTTGGAAAAAGGGACCGATTTGGAATTCCTGACAAAGATTTTCCAGATGAAGATGTTTTCATGAAAAAAATTGAACGAGTTTGTAAGAATCCTTTAACAAAATCAAGATTTATTGGAGATAGTAGCGAACCAATGATAATTATGGCATTTTTACCTCAAAATAATGTTGACAAAATATCGACTGCGCTCATATCACTGTTAGACCGGTTTCGAGTTGTTCCGGATTATCATATGATTAGTATCAATAGCCATACAACTGACAATCCAAGACAAGAAATTGAGAAAGCGCGTGATTACGCAAGACTTAGCAATAAGAAAGGTGTAATTGTATTTAGTGGTCGTCAATGTAGCTTGGGTGTTTCAATTCATAACTGTGATATTGTTCTATTATTGAATAATAATACAAGTTTTGATATGATTTATCAAATGATGTTTCGTTGTATGACGGAAGGCAATGGAAAAAGATGTGGATTTGTTGTTGATATGAATATTCAAAGAGTAATCGAAACATCAATAATTACATATGCTTCTTTAATCAAACCATCCGACCATCCAAGAGATGCGATTCGATATATTTTACAAGAACGAATAATCAATTTGAATGGAGATGATTGGATGACTTCATTTGGCAATAGACCTTCTAAAATAGATGAATTCTGTCATACAATATATAACATTTATTCGTCAAATACGGAAAGAGCTCTCCAACATTTTATTGAACGACTTCGCTTTAAGGATATTCTTTTATCAAAAGATGAGCAGAAAATGTTCAATACAATATTTAGTGGCAGTAATGCAAAACTAACTCAAAAACAAAAAGTTGATATTCAAAAATTATTAGATTATGATTCAGAAAAAATAAAGAATGGAATTGAAAAAGTTGGAGAAGAAGATTCGGGTTCCAATTCGGATTCCGATTCCGATTCAGAAACGGAACAAGACAAAAAAATAAGTTATATGGATGTATTGAAACATATTATACCTTTGATTTGTATTCTTACAATTCATGACGAGGGAACTTCATTTATTGAAATGTTTCATTATATTGAATCAAATCCATATCATTATCAAATTCTAATTGATCAAACTAAAAGCTGGTGGGGTGATTTAATTGATTCGGTTATAGTTAAAAAATTCATAAGTATATATATTAATTATATGGCTGATGATACAGAGACGAATCAAATCATAAGAACAATCAAAGAAATTTTCATGAAAAATATTACCAATATGAAAGAGCTTTCGAGTCTAATTGATAAATATTTTATTCCACAAGAATTAGAAAAGAAGGAAAATGCAGAAGTATCTACTCCTCACAAACTTCGTCAAGAGATGTTAGATAAAATCCCATTGGAATTTTGGACATCTCCAAAACGAGTATTTGAACCATGCGCCGGTAAAGGAGGATTTTTAATTGATATCGTTGACCGTTTTATGATTGGATTAAGTTCAATGATTCCTGATGAAAAAATACGCTATAAAGTAATCGTTGAAGAATGTTTATATTTTAGTGATATAAATCCAACTAACATTTTTATTTGTAAGTTGTTGATTGATCCATACAATGAATATTCATTACACTTGAACGAAGGAAACACGCTGGAATTGAATATTCAAGAAAAATGGAGTATTGATGGTTTTCATGCAATTATTGGAAATCCCCCATATAATGCGAGTGGTAATACCGCAACTGGAAATACAATATGGCAGGATTTTACAAAAAAATCTCTTAATGTATGGTTGCTTCCAAATGGTTATTTATTATTTGTTCATCCATCTGGATGGAGAAAACCAAATACTGAAAAGGGAAAATTCTTTAGATTATATGAATTAATGACGAAACAAAATCAGATGTTATATTTGGAAATTCATGGAATTAAAGATGGACAAAAAACATTCAAATGTGGAACGCGTTATGATTGGTATGTAATTGAAAAAAAACCATCATATAAAAACGCGATTATTGTTGATGAATATGGAATAACAAATGATATTGATATGAATTGTTTATCATGGCTTCCAAATTCAAATATTTCTGAAATTGATAAAATAATTGCAAAAGATGATGATGAGCGTTGTCCAATAATTTATGACCGATCATCTTATGGTTCTGATAAAAAATATATATCAAAATCTAAAACAAGTGAATTTAAATATGAAATCATTCATACGTTTCCAAATACTGGAATTCGATATTTATATTCAAATACTAATAAGAATGGACATTTTGGGATATCAAAAGTTATTTTTGGTCAATCAAATGCAAAAAATCCACTTGTGGATATGGATGGTAAATATGGTATGGCTGAACATAGTATGGCGATTCAAATATATTCAAATGAAGAAGCAGGAAATATTGTTAAAGTATTTCAAAATCCCAAATTTCAATCTATACTGTCCAGTTGTTCATGGAGTAATTTTATGATTGATTGGAGACTTTTTACATATTTCAAAAAAGATTTTTGGAGAGAATTTGCTTAAATTATTTTCATTATTATTATTTATAAATATTTTATTGTTTTTAACATATTATGTAATAGAAAATAAATAAAAGATTATAAATTTGAATAATAACACAAGTTATTTCATTAAATATTTGGGAAACAATACCTGTTTCATTAAATATTTTGGAAACACAAGTCTCATTTATTAAATATTTAGGAAACAATACATGTTTGGGGGTTCAGTTTAGAGCAACGCGTATTTTAAATGCCGACTTTTATTCACTCTTATAAATTTTTAATGTTCTTCTTCTTGTATATTTCTTATCAATCTGTTTATTTTTATAGTAATCTTTATTATAAGCATAAATGAAATAATTTTTGTAATGTTCTTCTTTTATTTTATCTATTGAGGTCTTTATGCTTTCATCTAATGCTGTAAATGTATTGGGTTTATCCAACTTGATATAATGTTTCATTTGATTAAAGAATTGTTCTATACTATTTAAGCGTGGATGATAAGGGCAAGTATAAACTAAATAATTTCCACTTTCTTTTATTATATGTTTTGTGCTTTCTTTTTTATGTATTTGTCCGTTGTCTAAAACAAACAATTTTCCTTTTACTTTAATACATATCTTTTTCAAAAACTCATTAAATCTTTCCGCATTTACTGCTCCATTTTGGTATAATTCAGATGATATACATTTTTTATTATTTATTGCTACTACCAAAGAATATTTTTTGAATACTTCATTATTTGTTGTTTTCTTTATACATCTATCACCTAAAAATGCTCTACAATAATTATGTGTAAGTGAGGTGCTTACAGAAGTTTCATCAATAGAAATTATGTCTTCCAATTTGAATTTATTTATTACATCAAAAAAATCTTTCAACTCTTGTTGTTCGTTTCTAATATTTCCTCTATAAGTTTTCGGAAAATGTTTGAAAGTTGCTCTTTTTCTGGTAATATTATTATCTCTAATAATGTCTGATAAATATTGTCTTGATATATCTAACTTTGGAAATTTACTTTTTAGTAATTCCTGTAAAAAATTCATTTGTATATCACTATGTTTTCGCAAGATTTCTTTTATAAATTGAATATGTTGTTTTTCTAATTTATAAGACCCCAATTTTCTTGTTTTTCTATTAACATTTTTATTTTTATCAAATCTTTCAACCCATCTTTTCAAACTTCTTTCACTACATTCAAAAACTTCACACACTTTAACATAATTATTAATTTTATGGTAATAATTAACTGCTTTCAATTTCAAATCAGGTGTAAATTGTGTTGTCATTTATATAATTATAGAAATTATATAAATAATTATTTTTCAAGTAAATAATTATCAACAACTAATTTTAATTTTTCTTTATTCCAACCAGAAGAACCTTCTCTATCGTCATCGTCGCATTTTGCGATACTCCAATCAGTCGTATTAAATTCTATACATATTAAACAACAATTTTCTTTTGTATAACCAATCTTTGTATCTTTTCTTTCAAGTGACATCATATACTCACCGCATAATTCTAATAATTTATTACTATAAGCACATCTTCCACATTGTTGTAAATAAATATCTAATAATTCTTCAAAGGTTAATGTGTGTATAAGAAGTTTATTTTTTCTCCACTTACTTTTGTTTCGTTTTTCAATTCCACTTTTACTTCCAGATATTAATAATTGAAGTTTTAATCTTAATGAAGGGTTATTTCTTTTATCGTTTAATTTTTTATGACATTCTCTACATTTTCCAGATTTAATACCACATTCTGAAAATTCTTCATATTTTTTTATAGTATCACAATTTCTACATAAACATTCTTGTTTTTCTGTATTATTATACGCATTTTGTTGTATTTTCCTTTTTTTGAAATGTTTTGTATTTTTTACTAATGCTTCATTATATATTTTCTGTATATCTTCTTTATCCGTTTTGGAAACTATTTGAAAACTATAATAATCATTACAAAAATTATTAAATTTTGTAGGCGTCCATTGTTGTCGCCCATTTTGAAATTCAATACAAATGAATTGTATATTTCCTTTTACATATCCATTTGTTTCATCTATTCTTTCAATACTAATGTTAAAATTACTATGAACTTCTAACGATAATTTTATTTTTGAAATATAACATAATCCATTTTGTAGTTGATATAATTGATGTAAATATTCTATATTCAAATCCATATTGTTTCTATTTCCTTCTCTTTTTTTACACACTGAAATACAATTACCAATTTTGTTTTTAAATATTTGTTCCAAATTGTCATCATTTTGACTACTTCTACAAATTTTACATATATTTCCACTAGAACATTTTATTTTTTTATCTGGAAAATATTTATTACAAGTATTACAAATAAAACCATCATTTACACATCCACATTTATTTGGTTCTAAACATAAAGGACAATCTAATCCCCATTGAACAAATCTGTAATGAGGTGATGATATGTAAGTATGTTTATTATTACAATTTATACAAATGTTTCCACACGTCCATTCTAAATTTATAGAACTATGGATTGTAATATAATCTATTTGTTTAGGATATTCAATTAATTCATTTTGATATGGGGTGTTTATTAACAAAATAGTATCTTCTCTTAATGCTTCTGATATGTAAAATTTACATTCTTCACAACCAAAATAAACTTCATTAATACTTTCCTCATTTTGTAAAATGTGTTGAAATAATTTACATACAGGAACATTACATTTTGGATTTATACAATTAAAATTTAATTCTGCTTGAGACCAAATACTATCTCTATTCCAAGTTAAATTAACTTGTGGATATTTATTTTTAAATTTATCCAAAATATCATTATATTTATCATATGTTTCTTGGTTTTGTTTTCTTAAATTTTCATTAATTTTTGAATTATGTAATAAATAATGATGTTCAATACAATATGCTAATTTATTTTCTACTAATATATGGAATTGTTTTGTTCCAGTTTCATTACAATCATTATAACCACATATATAACAAATATCTGTATCATTTTTTATATCAATATCAGAATAATCTCCAACCAATTCTGTATTTAATTCTTTAAATAAATTATATAGTTTTTTTCGGTTTTTATCATAAATTGGTTTATTTTTGTGTGATTTTGATTTTGATATTTTTTCACCAACACAACAATATCTATGAGTTTTACAATAAGGTTTCTTACTACGCAATAAAGCAACAAATTGAATACCAATAGGTATATCGCAACCAATAAAATTACATTTCATACAAAACTTTGATGTGCTAATATATTTTTTAGTTTCATCATAAACTTGTAATAATTCAAGATTTAATTCTTCTTTTATTTGATTAAAAACTTTAAAACTATACATAGTAGTGTATTAATATAATAATACAAATAATTTTATATCAATTTATTATATTTAATAATTTAGGAAAAATATTTAAAAATATAATAGTATGTTATAATAATTTACAAATGGAAACTACTATTGACTATAAACGATTATATGAATTATCTATTATTGAAAAGGAAAAAATATTAACCGATAATCATAAAAAACAAGAAAAAATTAATGAATTATCAGAAGAATTAAACTCATATAAGATTGAAAATTATAGTAAGAAAAGTTATTATCAAAAAAATAAAGAAAAGATTATTGAAAAGGTTAAGGAATATAATAAAAATTATGTAAAAACACCAGAACAGATTAAAGAATATAATAAACGAGCGTATGAAAAAAGAAAGGCAAAAAAAATGGAAGAACCAACTTTGTAAAAATTAATTATTTAGGAAAAATATATAATTAATTAATTAATTAAGAAAAGAACTTAAAATATTTTCTTTTGTATAATATATAGAATGGAATTGGAAGAAAAACCACCTGACCCAGAACAAGTTTATAGGATTATTAAGTGTCCTTTAAAATGTGTATTGAAAAAGTATGATACATTACATCCTATTATTGAAAAAGCAGTTACAGATATGAATGAAATTGTTATTTTATCTTATCAGTTTATTAGATTATATTTATTAGATAAATTTAATAACAATCAAGAATTACCTACTATCAACAAGCAGTTTGTATTAGATGTAATAAAAACAATCAGTTCACCTAATTCAACACGAGGGCAAAAAACAAAACAAGAAAATATCAAAAACTCTTCTGGTAAATCAGATATGAAACAATTTTATAATGAAGAATTTTCAAAATTAGTTTCAGCAAAACCATCTTATTCAAATAAAACTCATATATTAGCAATTACAGCAAATGAAATGATTACTTGTATCAATACAAATATTTCTACCCATTTTGTAAAACATTTATTCAAATATATAAATTGTTTATTTAAAGAACCAAAATCATTAGAAATCAAGAAAGAAAAAGATAAGATAAAGCGTAAAGAACTTTATAAAAATCTAAACCAAGAAATTCGTGATTTGAAAAGTGATTTAATTAATAATAAAATAGAAAATTCCAAAGAAGATTATCATAGTTGGATTAGAGAAAATAAAGGGTTTTTATTTCCAAATAAAGTAAATAAATCAGTTGCTTATGATGTAAAAGTTAATCCAGAAAAATACATTAAATATTCATTTTATATTAATAAGAAAATAGAAGAATTCGGTAAAAGACCTTATCAAGTAATACCACAAAGAAATAATATTGTTCCAAAATGTATAACATTAAATTCAAATGGTATTGTTGATTTGATTGATGATAAGAAACAAACTATATTTCAATATAATAAAAGTGAATTAGTATTACACGCAAAGAAACATCAAAAACATATTTGGAGTAAAATTCTTAAATTAGAAAAGAAAGATATTTTCAAACAAAAAGAATATGTTTTTTATAATCAAATTATTACAGATGGATTTAGTTGTTCTTTATTATTTATCTTGAAAAAATACAAGGATAAGGTATTTGGTGATAAAATACCAAAAGTAAATGATGAAATGGAATTTACAAAAGTTGAAGATTTATCAAAGGAAAAATGTGATGAATATTTAACGAATAAATACAAATTAGTTTCATTAGACCCTGGTAAAATTAGACCAATTACTATGATTGATGAAAATAATAAGTTTTTCAAATATACCGCTTGTAGAAGAAGGTTTGAAACATATACTAAAAGAAGTAATTATATTATTTTACAAGAAAAGAAAAATAATGGTGTAATAGAAAAAGAAACAAAATTATCAAACTTCAAATCAAGAACAACAAAAGTAGAAGAATATAAGAACTTTATTACAAACAAGACCATTCTTAATAATGAAGTTAAAGATTTTTACCAAAAACCTTTGTTTCGTAAATTAACGTTTCGTAGATTTATCAGAACCAAACAAAGTGAGGTTAAATTATTGAATGAGATTGAAAATACATATCTTACCAAAGAAGAAATAAAAAAAGGGAAAAAAATTGTTATTTTACACGGCGATTATAGTAGAACAACTCAAATGAAAGGTTGTATATCTACTCCAAATATCGGTATGAAGAAATTATTATTAAGTAGATTTGATATTGTTGAAGTAAATGAATTCAATACCAGTAAGTTATATAATAAAACTTTGAAAGAAATGGAAAATGTAAGTGTAAAAAGAAAGAAACATAAGAAATCACTTCACGAAATACTAACTCCAAAAGAGGAAACCAAATGTCGTATATTCGTGAATAGAGATGTAAATGCTTGTAAGAATATATTATTACTTGGAAAATGTTATTTAGAAAGTCAAACAAGACCAGAAGAATTTACAAGAAAAGTAATAAAATCAGAAAAGGTTAAGAAACCTAAAAAACAAGCAAGTAAGAATAAATAGTTGTTTCATTAAGGTAGTAAATGAAATAACATTAGATGGGAATTTGCTTATCTACCTCAAAGTAAGCAGATGATAAACCCATTACATAGAATTTAGTTTATCCTCCTTTTTACAAGTTATAAGGAGGAAGCGCTCGTATTTTTTTTGCTAATAAAGTCGGCATTTAAAATACGCGTTGCTCTAAATGACTTTTGTCATTTAAACTTAAGAGATAAAAAACTAATGTTTTTTATCTGTTCGCACCTTTACCTGCGTATAGCAGGAAAAAGGGGCGGCTTAGTCCATATTACAAACAATCAGCGCAACACTCAAAACCGCCGATATAACAAACCCAATAGTAGCCCATATAAAATTGTCGCAATATAGTAATATATAATAATACGTCGCCATTATAACCTCAAACATAACTCCCCCAACAATTGTATAATTCGCAAAATGTAATAGTTTTTCTACTTTCTCTTTTCGCGGTATATCCTTTAAATAATAATTTGCCATAATATAAGTGAAACCCATTGGTAAAGCACCATATATAACACCTCCAATTTTAAAAAATTTCATTTCCAGCAGAACCATAACAGTCCCAACCAATATTCCACTAAATAAGGCGTTTTTCAAAAATATAGATAAAAATTTATTCATTATTATATATTTTTATAAAGAAAAATATAATATTCATAATTTAATGAAATCTTTATCATGAAATAAATAACCAATTTTTCCTTTTATAAATTTAAGCGATTGATTCATTTCTTGATATGATTTTGAATTACTTCTTAGTTTGTGTAGTAATTCTTCTGATGGATATTTTAGTATCAAAGAATCTATGACATGAATTAACTTATCATAGTTTGTAGTCTTACATTTTTGAATAAAATTTGGAATCCTTTTAGCAAGTTCTTTATATTCATATGAATCTTTTATTTCTTCTACTTCAAATGAATTATATTCATCATTTGTTATTCCAGAATTACATTTATTTATATATTCAAAAATTGATGAATTACAATGACCAATAAGAATAATATATAGTTCAGATGATAATTTATCAAGATTATAATTTGACACCATTTCACTGAATACTTTTGAATCATCCAACTTTTTTATCTTTGAATCATGGATTATTTTATATATTTCTCTTAGTTGAACAATTTTTTTATCAACTAAGTATTTATTGAATAAGTTTTTAGATTCAATAATAATTAGCTTACTAACCGCTGTATATGGTGTAGTCGTTGTTTTATTTGTTTGTAATATATCTAAAACTGATTGTTCATTTATCATTTTATTATATTTTCTTTTTACAATATTATCAACTGATGAAGTTGAAAGATTACTTTTTGAATTTATAAGATAACATCCATCCAAATCAGTAATTTCTTTACCTTTTCTATCATAAACATTTTTCCAATTTAATTTATTATAGTAAATATTATTTTTATTGAAAAATTCTTCGATTAAATTATTCGCATTTATTTCTTTTATTTTACTTTCAGTTGATATGTATTTATTTATAGTCAAAACATCAGATTTCAATGATGATACATCAGATTTTAATGATGACACATCAGATTTTAATGATGACACATCAGATTTTAATGATGACATATCAGATTTCAATGATGAAATCTCCGATTCAATTTTAGTAAATCTCGGGTCTAAATAATTTATTATTGAAGCTAATAGTTTTTTATCTCTTTTATCCATTACATTATATATAATAATATTTTTAAATTTATAATTATATTGTTCAAAAAATATATTATAAATCTTAAACAATATAATTATGAAAAGTCTTTTTATAACAAATACGATAACCAAATTTAAAACAACACATATTCCCTTAGATACGCTAATTTATCCAGTTGAAAAAAATGATTTGGCAAATCATTTTAATACAATAAAGAACATAATTGAAAAATTAGAAGTAGAAATAGTATATTGCGACTCAAAATACATATATAACTATTACAAAGATAAACTTCCCCAAATTAAAAGATTTACTCGTGATATCCCAGCATACACATTTATAAATTATGACACATCCTTGAATTTACGCCGTATATGTCTTGCTGGATATCTAACAGTCTTATTCTTCTCCCTATTTCATGACACTCTTTTCTCAATAGTCATCATCCTTGTCCTAATCGCATTTTGGTTTTTAATCGAAAAAATAATCTTATCATCAAAATGGACACGCCATTCAAAGAATTTCATCAACCTCTAACTTTTCGAAATCTTTATCTTTATCTTTTTCTTTCTCTTTCTCTGTTTGTATTTGTGGTTGTATCATAAGTTTATCAAGTGGATACCCAATCTTTTCAAATATATCTTTCTGGTATATTTTCAAAAACTTCTTCACAATTTTATTATTTGTAAAATATTCCCGCCATTTATCTAAATCAATATTTTTGTTAGTTATATGATTGTTCTTTTTAAGGTCATCATCGGTCTTATTTCTTATATTATGGGGCTTCGCAATTTCCAAAGCAATGATAATCATTTCCTTTGTAAAACCGTAGTGTTTGAACATATTTTTTAAAACTCCCTCAAAATCAGTCATCAAATCCTCATATTTCAATTCTAAGAAGTTTGTCATGTAATAATCCCATTTATAGATATCTGTAATTGTATTAAAACTACTCTCCACATAAAGATCATTCTTCATTTCAAAAATTATCCCCTGCTCTTTTGTCAAGCGGTTCAACAATTTTTTATAAGTTTCATTACCATATTCAGAAATCTTCTTGTTCGCCCATGGTTCTGTTGTCTTCCTATGATATTCATACGCACTCACAATAATTGCACAAGGATTCCTTATCATATGTGTTCCAATAATAGGACGGTCTATCTTCGAAAAATCAATATGGCTATGATGTTCAACCCACACATCCGTATTTGGTTCCAATTTATCTTGTGCACAATACTGATACTTTATCCCAAAATAATTACATACCGCCCTTAATATTTTTTCAATGACGACAGTCCCTGTTTTATGATGACAGCAATGTATAATAAGTGGGCGCTTATTCGCATATTCCCTATACGCATCCGGTTGAACCATGCGGTATTTAATTAATAGTTGCGTAATCTCATCTTTAATGTGTGATTCCATCTTATAAAATAATAATAAATTTAATTGTAATAATAACCGAGAATGTTTACTCCTCAATATCATCAGCTTCTTCTCGAACTCGAATTCCAGTAAATCCCTTTCCTCGTGAAAGTCCACCAATCTTAATATTGTTCTTAAACTCAATATTATAGTTTGCAAAGCAAGTTTTCATTTTCTCAATAAATTCAGTCTGCGTAATCGGAGACCGCTTACCCCCGCTAATATGTTCTTGATAGTAATCTTTGAACATTGAAAACAAATCCCGAATAATGATTCCATCTGAAGCATTCTCAGTAATTTCAATCTGTTCTTCCAGAAACTCACTATAACTGTCCTGATTCTTCAACATTCGTGATGAATTCATAGAGACCAATGACGGAATAACCAATTTCTGCTTATTTTGAATATATATTTTGACATAGTCCAGCAAAATCAGCATATACTGTTGGCGGTATTGAATATTATCCTTCAATTTCGGCTTCAAGTTTGGGTCTGCCCTAAACTCATTCGATTTCTTCGGCTCGTGCATAACGAATCTGTTCGGGAAATTGATTCCGACATATCGACGGATAAAACCACCATCATGAACATCATCAATTTTTGGCATCTTATTACAAAGCATAACAAGCGTGAATTTAGGGATATCGGTCAGCTCCGGATTCGGAGAATGCGCTTTCCTAATTTGAATCTTATCTCCTCCCGTAATTTCCTTAATGAAATCAATATTCAGCTTCTTCTCATTTGGCGGTTCATTTACTTGAACATACCGCTTCTTAAAAATACTAATCAGCTTCGAATTGTGGCCTTCCTGTGAGTTGCTAATATTCGTGATATATGAATTATCTAAAATACCGGCGTAGTCCCCCAGTGAGTTGTCGTGTAAGGTTGTAATAACACCCTTACCATTTCCACCGGTCCCCTCAAAATTCACGAAAAGCTCATTCTTGTTCGTTCCAATGAGTGTCGAGCTCAAAAAGAGGAGGGCGAACTCGCAAACATCTGCACTTGGAAGTGATTTCTCAAACAAGTCCATAATTTCATCACGGATAGATGCAATAACTTCTGAAGAATAATCATAACCGGCTGAATAACTGATTTTATCATCCGGCTTCTGATCTCGGAAAACGCCAGACTTCAAGTCATAAACTCCATTATTGAATCCCAGCAAGTGATTGTCCATATCCAGCTCCTTATGGAAGTTCTCATCATAGAACACTTCTCTACACTCAATCATTACTGAATTTTTGTAGCTCGCGCTACTTAGAGTATGGATGGATTTCTCACACGCCATTTTCATAACTTTCGTGGGGTCGCTTTCTGGAATCATATCGCCAGATTGTTGCTCAACGTCGGCTATTTTTGTGCTTAACATTGCGCTATAACGAAGGAGGGCCCCTTTTACTTGAACAGTTATGTCCTTCAAGAGGGGGACCGGTTCATCTAATACTTGCCAACGGTTCGTATAACGATACCAGACTCCTTTCGAATACTTGTATTTTTCAGACAAGATGTGATGCGCCAATTCTGCATAGTCAGTATGCGTATTACGAAAACTGCGACGAATATAATTCGTCAGGTCGTCTTCGCCTGCGTATTTCTCGACAATCGAAAAATATTTCTCTGGGTTGTCGTGCCACGCCATTCTCCTGAGAGAACCAATTTTTGCTTGGTTTTCCTTTGGATATGTCGAGTATTTGAGCCAGAGGCGCTCACAATGGGCCTCATCATATTTCGAAGATTGGGATGACCATTCTTTCCATAAGTTGATTAGGTCTCCATCAATATTGTGAAGAATTGCTCCAATACGGAACCAGTCATTGTAATCTTCTATGCGGTTGGGCTTCAATAAAGATAGAAGAGCTTTCAAATACTCCGGACTTTTCTTAGAAACGAGCTCTTCAATCAATACTTCGACTTCATTCGGCTTTTGTTCACCCAGAATATCGTGAATATCTTTCTTCCTTTTTTCATTCTCTTTCTCGATAATTGAATCAATGAGAGTTTCCTTCTCTGGAAAATTATTTTGGAGAGAGAGAACTTTAAGGAGTTGGACATTGATTTCTGGGAGATCCATTTCATCCATATTCATATCGAATATTCGAGTAAGCTTATAGGTTTGAGACGAAGGAGATTTCTTGCTCCCGAACATAATAATATTATTACGCTCGACAACTGCTTCGTCAATAATACTCTGTATAGATGAAGTAGATGTTTCTAAAATGGGGTCTTCGCTCATTTTATCAACAACAAATTTCCGGAGCCAGTGCTGTGCGCTGTATTTGATACAGATGAACGGAAACATTATATGAATTCCGTCTTTCAGAACGTTCCGTTTTTCATCGAGGTCTGGCCTTTCTTTTTCAAGAACATAAGCATATGATTCTTTTGCTTGGAGACTATTACCGAATAATTCTTGTAATCCGGAATAATAAGTTTGTAATATGCGCGTGATAAAATCATCGTCATATTGGCGGGAATCATACTTCTCTGAATCATGTCTTAAATCAATATCTACGAACACTTTCGAAAATTTCTCGGGGTGCCTCTCTGTTAGAAAAGAATCATTTCCTTCTGTCATTGTGTGAGTGAAATAGACTGACCAAAACTTATCACGTTCGGATGATTTAATTTTATATAAACCGCCCATCATTGATGTATGGGTTGGGCCTTCTTCTTTATTCACTTGATGATCGATTAAATAACGTTTCATTTTATTTTAAATGATTATTGGTTATATAAAAATTCAATTTTTATTAAAGTTTTATATCTGAAAAGTTAAAAAAAGGGGTGGTTTGCAAAATAATAATTGTTGAAGTGTTATTGGAAATATTCGGTTCTTTATAAAAAATTGATGGTCATTTCGTTCAAAATTTTTAAGAGTTTGCCCCCATCTTTAATGTCAAACACAACAGAAAATGGTAAAAGCATTACGCAATCTTCATCTACGGGTGTCGTTGCGATTGAGCCCTCTACGGGGGGTTCTGCTGCTCTTCGCAAGAAATTTGCGATCACAGCTACACTGGAGGCTCCGAAAAAGCATGTTGCAGTTCAACAAACTGTGTCAGGTGGCAGCGTTGCTTCCGAAAAACCCAATGGTGCTTGCGCTGCTGGTGGTGGCAACATTGCTACCAAAAAACCCACAGGCGCTTGCGCTGGTGGTGGTGGGGGGGGCGCTCTTCCAAGAAATAGTGAAACTGTTTCAAAGGTTGCTGCTCCTCCTCCATCTAAGGAAGTCATGAGCAAGGCTGATGATCTTCAGGCGATGATTGACAAGATTGTGCTGGAAGACGAAAAGAAAACCAGAGAATCAAAGTCGAAATCCAAGAATCCGGTGAGCGCTGCGTGGACTGGCGAAGAACACAAGGGATTCATCCAAGAAACGAAGGCTGAAGCCAAACTTTTGAGGGCAATTTCAAGTGAGAGCGACGAAGTGCGCCGTGAGGCCGAACGCGCCGAAAAAGAGGCGCAAAAGAAAGCCGAACGCGCGAAAAAAGCCGAGGAGGATCGCATTGCGCAACTGATCTCGGTCGAGGCGGCCAAACAGTGGCAGAGCACCAGCGAGATTCTGAACAAACGCTTGAAGGATTTGATATCCGAAAGCAAAGCCCCAAAATTCGCGATCGTTCAAAAGGCGGCAATCAAGCCAACAAGCGAGCTCTTTTCTGCTTATCAGGTTATCATGACCGAACTCGCGGAACTTACCGCCGAAATTGAAAAGCTCGTGAAGTTGATCAAGTTCCACGGAGAACGCCCTGAGACCTTTGAAGAAATTAAGGCGAGGGAGGCCAAAACTCAGATCGAGAAGGTCAAGGCAATGAGGGATTCGCACCACATGGTGGTTGATAAGGAGTTCGAGTCCAAGCCGACTGCTCCGCTCAGTGTCTTCAAGGACGCGATCAAGTCCTTCTTCTCGGCCGAAAATGGAGAAATCAGGGCGGTCTTCTTTGGCCGCTTTTCTCACCAAAAGATCGGGACGTTAGAAAACGTCTCTGTCGACCCTGAGGTCTTCGCTAAGATTTTCTTGCGAACGAAGGATGTGAAGGAGATCTCCGTTTTTACGGTTGACTACGAGAAGAAAATCGTGTCAATTTCCGAGGAGCTGATCGCTCACATGCGGAGTTCTTACAAGCAGAATCCAAAACTCCCCTTCGGAGAGTACCTCTTCTACGCGATGCGAGAGGCAGTTTACTACTTCCTCACCAAGTTTGCGAAGCAAGTCGCATTTGTACAGCACATCCAGCTCTGGCAGCTGCTTACAAACGTCCGGCATCTTGACGAGAAGGTCACTGAAGAAGCGCTCGAACAGAGGGAGGAGGAGCTGAGGGAATTGTGGGCATCAGTCGCGTCATCGAGGCAATCTGTTTCTGAGGCCGAAACGACCGCCCCCCCTTCAAACCAATTCCATGTTCTCGCTGAGACAGTTGACTGTTCTCCCGAAGACGCCAATCCAGCATCCACGCAGACACCCGCAGCCCCCCTCAAAAAAAGGGGTCGTGGAGGTCAGTCTGGCGGCAGTGCACGACCCATTTCAATTGATGCTGAAAACATCCAACGCGCTCTCGAAGTGATTCGCCCGATGCTTAATACCCTCGTACCATCGGTTGGGGGACTTGCGTCGGACCCTCCAGCATTCACGAACCCGACGTCGATGGGCAGCGCCGAAGCATTCCGCGAGTTCATGGGTGCTATCCCAGAAGTAATTCGTGCGAGTCGCGAGGATACGATTGCGTTTCTCCAACAAGCTGGCTTGATTGCCGACGAGATCACTGTCATTCCGACCAAGAATGGTCGAAAGAATGTGTTCCTGTTTCTGAACGTTCACGGTGAACCTCTCCGGCGCGAGGACCCTGTTTCTCGTTTTGTTCCGGCTGCAAGAGCTGAATTTACAGCTGAAACAGCAACAGCTGTTGCTGTCTCCGCTGCTGAGTTCGTTCCGGTTTCCGCCGATGCTGCCAAAGATGAATAAACCCGCAGTTTTGCTCCCATTGGGGGGTTCTGCGATTTCCGAGTTTTTACTCGTGATTATAAAAATATAATATATTAATATATATAATAAATGAAAACAGATGATATTTTACCTCAACCAATGATAAAATGTGGCATTCAATATAATTGTATATCAGATTCAATAATATATGTATTACAACTTATAAAACTACTTGATGATAATATCGGTAAAAAAATGCGCCTCAATCAGAAGATATCTCCCCAAGTTATAGAAAAAACGATGAATGTTTATAAACAATTTTCAAAGCGTTTTTTTAGTAAGAAGTCGATCAATTGTATGAAAAAAAATTGTAATATGAAGAAGAACATTCCTGAACTTACCAAATTAATAAAAAGTTTAGAGATATTTATAAATGGTCATAAGGCAATATCGAAAGGATATAAACTTAAATCAAGCGCAAAAAATCCACAAGTTAGTGTTGAACCATTTATTAAATTCATCAATAAATATATTGATGTGATTAAAGTATTACATAAAATCGTGATTGATATTGATAAAAAATACAAAAAGTTTTTTTGAAAAAATAATCGATAGAACCAACTAAATCATATATAATTTTATATATCAGCCTGTATTTTCCATCCCCACGCAATAATTGATATACGTCCTTCTTGTGAGAAGTTGTCTGGATGAATTGGTAATATACCGTGTTTCCAGTTGATATTGATATCTTTACAAAAAGCGTAAGCGCAACCATTCGGACAAGGAAAAGACACTGTTCTCCGACTGTTATTTTCTTGAAAAGCAATTTCCCTCGTTTTTCCAAAACTTACGCCAACCGTCATGTTTTGGACTTTTGCTTTATCCTCTTTGACGGCACTCGCGTCGTGATGAAATGGTTTCCAATCTGAACTGTCTTGATACCAATTACAACGGGTCGCCTTAATATCCATATCAAAATAGGTCGATATCCGGTTTATAACCATATTGAATGTTGGACATTTCAGCTTCCAGTTCGTCTTATCATCGGCGATGAGATGTGTATCTCCATGCCAAAGCTTAAATATTTCTCCGCCGCATTTGACCATTTCATCGACCAATTTCTCGTATATCATCGGCCCCTGAATAAAATCTGGAATAAATATGACATCGCGCGTCTGAATATCCTTGCTAAATTTAATCTGACTAGAATCAACAATAACTCTCATATCACACGGCTCATAATTAGGCTCGAACTCAGTAGTGTTCTTTTTATGAGCAGTGTGATTCCCAACTTCTCCACTAATGAAATGATTCTTTTTACAATCGGCGCCCCACTTACAGGTACCCCCCTTCCAAAATCCATAACAAAGATTCTTGTCATGTATGTAATTACACGGATTGCGAGAACACTTGTGGTTCATAAAATCTCGGCATACTTTTTCCATAATAAATAATAAAAACTTTTCTTTAAATTTAACTTTTTCAAAAATGTTTAATAAATTCAAATAACTACATAAATAAAAGAGGAGGGGGGTAAGGGGGGAACCTAAGGTTCTCCCCAGTATAAAAGAATCCGACTATTACTCATTAATAACAAAAAATGAACAATATTAAAATAGAAAGCGTGATTCTTGAAGAATGGAAGAAAGACGATACATTCAAGAAACAGTTAGAGAAGAATAAAAATAATCCTACAAAAGTATTTTATGATGGACCTCCATTTTGTACCGGTAATCCCCATTATGGTCATATAGTCGCGAGTACGATTAAAGACATATTTCCCCGCTATTGGTCCATGACAGGATATAATGTTCCCAGAAGGTGGGGATGGGATTGTATTGCGGAAGGGACAATTATAAATTTGGACAATGGAACCGGAGTATTTATTGAGGACCTCTCTGAATATTCTGGGTCAGTTTTATCGTATATGATTCCAGATAAAAACATTGTAAACCGTAAATTTTCCAATTTCATTTGTAAGGGTGAGCAAGAGTGTATTGAGATCTTTTTCGATAATAATACATCACTCGTGTGTACTCTGGACCATCGTTTATATACGGACTATGGTTGGATGAAAGCAGGTGAAGTCCAAGATGAAACTTTATATGCGACACCTGTAAATCCAGTTCCGTATTATTATATGGATACATATAATTGGACTATTCAGTCGAATACATTCCTGTTATCATGTAGCAGTCTGATGAATAAAATGAATTGTTTGGCATATTTCCGTTTATTTGGTTATGTTTCTGGAAATGGTTTTGTTAGTAATAATAAAATAAATGTTCTATTTCGAGAAATTCCAAAATTGTTTTTGAATGATATTTCATTATTTACGACTGAAAAACCGCTTATAAAATATGATAATATATTTTCAAAATATATGGTTGAAATACCTATTATTTTACTAGAATCATTCATTGAAATTGGGATTGATACTGATAATTTTATCCCATCAGTTATTATGGATTCAAATACCCCATTATTTTTACGATACGAGTTTTTCTCTGGATTTTTCTCAGGGTTATACAGTAATTTTAATGAGGATTACATTCGTGATGTTAATCATGTATTAGATGGTGTATGTGATTCCCGCATATTTTTGGATCGGAATAAGGAGGATAATAAGTGTTTAGATAATTTCCGCTTATTGATTGGATTTCGTTATGATGTTATTCCATCAATTGTAAAAACGAAACTAGTTCGCAAAGAAAGTGTCGGATTGCGACGCGTCTATGATATAACCGTCGAAGAAACCCACAATTTTATTGCGAATGGGATTATTGTCCATAACTGTCATGGACTCCCGATTGAATTCGAAATCGAGAAGAAGTTGGGTATTAAAACAAAGGAAGAAGTCTTGAAATTCGGGATTGGTAATTATAATGAAGAGTGTCGCAAGATTGTTATGAAGTGCTCATCCGATTGGAAATATACGATTGACCGCATTGGCCGATGGGTGGATATGGAGAATGATTATAAGACAATGGACCTCGATTTTATGAACAATGTGTGGACCGTTTTTGGAAAATTGTGGGAGCTCGGGCTGGTATATGAGGGTGTCAAGGTTATGCCTTACAGTTGTGGTTGCGCGACGCCCTTGTCTAATTTTGAGGCGAAGTCAAATTACAAAAATGTTCGGGATCCCTCCGTAATCATTCGCTTGGAGATTTTAGGTGCGGAATTACCGACGTTTCTATTAGTTTGGACCACAACTCCCTGGACACTTCCATGTAATATGGCAGTTTGCGTAAATCCGGATTTGGTTTATGGTGTATATGAGCATGGTGGGTATTTGGTAATCATATTAGTTGAACTCGCGGAGAAGTTTGGGATTGAAGGTGCACCTCTGAATCTTATGAGCGGTCGAGATTTTGTGGGGATAGAATATGTCCCTCCATTCCCTGATATCATTACAGGACATAAATTTCGAGTTGTTGCAGATCGATATGTGGAGAATACTTCGGGGACTGGGATTGTTCATTTGGCTCCTGCTTTTGGAGAAGATGATTACCGCGTCTGTTTGGAGAATGCAGTCATTCAGAAAACGGCACTTCCATCGTGTCCTTTTAATGCGAATGGCTATTTTACGGAGGCTGTTCCTTTTTTGAGTGGGGTCTATTTTAAGGATGCCGATAAAATCGTATTGAAGAGATTAGATCCAATTATTTTCAGGCTAACATATGAGTATCATGATTATCCATATTGTTGGAGGAGCGATACGCCCCTGATGTATCGGATTGTTCCTTGTATTTTTATTAACGTTGAGAAGATTCGAGATAAGATGGTCGCAGTTAATGAGTCGGAGACGAATTGGATGCCAAATCATATAAAGGATGGGCGCTTTGGAATGTGGTTGAAGGATGCTCGCGATTGGTGTGTTAGTCGGAACCGCTATTGGGGGACTCCGATTCCCCTCTGGAAGTCCGATGATGGCGACATCATTTGTATTGGGTCCGTCAAAGAATTGGAACAGGAATTTGGGGATTCAATCGCGGATATTCATCGTCATCACGTGGATGGAATTGAAATTCGTCGAAATGGAAAGATATACCGCCGAATTGAGGAAGTATTCGACTGTTGGTTCGAGAGTGGGAGCGTCCCATTTATTAATGAGAAATATCCCGCCGATTTTATTGCTGAGGGTCTTGACCAAACGCGGGGCTGGTTTTATACGCTGATGGTCTTGGGTGTTGCTTTAACGGGACATTCTCCTTATAAGAATGTCATCGTGAATGGGTTAGTATTGGCGGAGGATGGAGAGAAGATGAGTAAGTCAAAGAAGAACTTTGAGGATCCGAATGTCATTATTGATAGACACGGGGCTGATGCGTTGCGCCTTTATTTAATAAGCAATGGTGTTGTTCGGGGGGAATCGATGAAATTTAAGGAAGATGGAATTAAGTTGATTACTCAAAGTTTTCATATTTATTCTCATAACACGCTCATTTTTCTGAAACAGATGATTCCTTTATATACGCAGAAATACGGTGAGAAGTTTCATTTCTTTGAAGGAGTCCCACACACATCAAATCTTATGGACAGAATGCTTTTGAAATATCTGAGTGATTTTATTTCATCGATTCATCGAGAAATGGAGGCTTATAATTTGTTCCCAATCGCTCGGAATATTATTGGGTTTATCAATCAGTTGAGTAAAACATACTTGAATATGAATAAAATGAGATTGAAGTCGATGATTACACAAATTGATGCGTTGGAGAGCCTGAATATATTGTTTTATGTATTTCGGATGTATTCTCTGATGATTGCGCCATTTGCCCCTTTTATAGCGGAGTATTTTTGGAAAGAATTAGCAGTATTGAAGTGTGGAGTTTTAGGACATAAATATAAGTTTGAATCTGTTCATTTGGAGAGATTGCCGAAGGAGTTGAATATTGCGGACACTTATTTGGGTAAGGAGGGATTCGAGTTTATTGAGACGTTGATAGAGGCCCGTGGAGAACTCCGGAGCAAAGTGTTAAAAAGCGCGAAGAAGCCGGTTTGTAAACAGATGATATACGTTAAAAATTGGCGCTTGATTCCGGTTATTGAGGAATTACAGGAAGTTTTTCAAAAGGAGTTTAATGTACTAAAATTGGATATGACTTGTGATTATGGGACAATGATAAAATATGGGTATGAAATTGTTATGGCTAATTTTGGGAAGCGTTTTAAAGACGGGGCGAAAGAGATGAAGAAGAAAATTGTGGAGTATATGACTGATGAAAATTTGGGACTTTATATTAGAGACCGGTCATTCTTTATTGAAGGGGTCCGTTTTGGTGAAAATGATGTCCGGATTGTTGCGAAAGTAGATGATGCGAAAGTACGAGAAGGAGAATATGTCCAATTTTATGAAGCAAATGGGATAATCATTGTTAGTGATTTGACATGGAATGACGAATTACATGATATTTATTGGATGAAAATGATAACTCGACATATTATGAACTTTCGGAAGGAGAAAGAATTGGTGCCTACTGATAGGGTTATTATAATATATAAGAATTTGGGGAAAATTGAACTAGTTGAAAAAAAAGAAACTGAGATGGCGGATTTTTTGGGAGTTGTTTTGTGTAAAAATTATGAAGAAAAACTGGGTGGGTTTATTGGAAACACTACTTTTCATGAAGATGATGTTCACTATGAATTTAAACTTTATTTTGGAGGAACATAGGTTTTCCATATAGATAAAAAGAGGCATATGGTTCTCCCAGTTGAATTTAAAATAATTATCCGTTATAATATAATGGATAAAAGAGATAAAAAATTATTAGCTTCAATAATAAATTATTTAGACCCACGATTTACTAAAATAGAATCAGAAATATCATCACTGAAATCAGATATTTCATCATTGAAATCAGATGTTTTGACTATAAATAAATATATTTCAACTGAAAGTAAAATAAAAGAAATAAACGCAAATAATTTAATCGAAGATTTTTTCAACAAAAATAATATTTACTATGATAAATTAAATTGGAAAAATGTATATGACAGAAAAGGAAAAGAAATTACTGATTTGGATGGATGTTATCTTATAAATACAAAAAGTAATCTTTCAACTTCATCCGTTGATAATATTGTAAAAAGAAGATATAATAAAATAATAAATGAACAATCGGTTCTAGATATATTACAAACAAATAAAACAACAACTACTCCATATACTGCTACAAGTAAATTAGTTATTGTTGAATCTAAAAATTTATTTAATAAATACTTAGTTGATAAAAAAATTATTCAACTAAGAAATATTCATAAAATTATCCATGATTCAAAAATAAAAAAGTCGGATGATTCTAAGATATTCACTGAAATGATATCTAATTATAAACTTGATAAATTATCAAATGAATTATATATTATTCTTATTGGTCATTGTAATTCGTCAATATTTGAATATATCAGCAAATGTAATAATGGAATAACAAATGATGAATATAATTCATTTGAACTAGAAGAAATAAAAGATTCATATGAGTATAAAGAACTCTCTAAAAGAATTCCAAATTTTATTCAAAAATGTAAAACAAAAAACTATGATAAACTCATACGAATTATTGATTCTTTAATAATAAAATATCCATTGGAAGAATTATTACAAAAACTAAGAAGTAATTCAAAATCATATCAAGAAATGGAACAATCTCTCAATTTTATAACTGGTAAAATTGGTTATTTGTTTCACGATAAAGTTTATATTCAATTATGAAACACATCAATTATGAAACACATCAATTATGAAACACATCAATTATGAAACACATCAATTATGAAACACATCAATTATGAAACACATCAATTATGAAACACATCAATTTTATTCATAATTCAATGAATTCATCAAATGTTTTTTTGATTTAACTTTTTTTCAAAAAAAAGTTATTTTTGATTTAACTTTTTTTTGAAAAAAAGTTAGTATATTTTCACAATGACCGCCCGTCGTCTACCACTTTTGAGAAGAGATACTTTATGTAATTCATCCGCAGTGAAAAAAAGTAGCATTCCTTTTCTTGGGTATATAGTTCTATTGTAAAAATGGAATTCTCCACCAGTAAAATCATCTGTATATGTATCAAGATAGATAATTATTGTATATCGGACCGGTTTATTTGTATATAATCCATAAATATATTTATTATCCATGTGAATAACTTGAATACTGTGGATATTTTGTAAATCAGATATTTTATGTTTTATGAGTTTTTTATTATCATAGTGCCATTTCATTTCGTATCTGTCATGTGCTGTATTATCTCTATAAATAATATCGTAATTTTTATAAATATCTAGCTGTGGAATATTGAGTTTGTGTTTATTTTCATTGAAAAACGCGATGAGATTTTCTGGGGTTAGGTTCTCAATAGATTGTAATCCAATAAAAAATTCAGTCGATTCTATATTTGTAATATATGGTTCAATCAATTGAACCATTGTCTTGCGATGATTTAGAAGTATTTCGTCGTATGTCATTTATATATTATACAAATACAATAAAATAAAATCAATTTTATTCTAATAATAAAATAATGGCTAATTTTATTATATTTCCACATCAGTTATTCGAAGATATCTCCCTATTAAAAAACTACAAAAAAATATATTTGATTGAACATCCCGTATTTTTTGGTTATCGAGAAAAGAAGCTCATATTCAATAAAAAGAAGCTCATTCTTCATCTGGCATCAATGATGAATTACTATGATTATTTGAGTAAATCATTAAAAAAGTCTATAAATCACATAAAAATTGCATCTATTCCAGAAAAGAATCGGGGAGCGTTCGATTTTGTCAAAGAAATAGATGGTGATATCGCCTTTTATAATCCAGTCGACCATTTTCTATTTCATCAAATTGAGACCCACTGTAAGAAAAACAAGAGGAAGTTTGAGATTGTAGAAACTCCAAATTTTATTACATCAGAAGCCGAATTGCGTGAGTATTACGCGTCTGTCAAAAGCAAAAAGAAGCCTTTTTTTCAAACGAGCTTCTACAAGTGGCAGAGGGACCGCCTACATATTTTATCGGGCAGTAAATTATCGTATGACGCTGAAAATCGTAAGCCTATTCCAAAAGGGACAACTATTCCTGATATTGTTTTTCCTAAGGAGACTGACTATATTAAAAGGGCTGTCGCAATTGTGGAAAAAGAATTCCCGCACAATTATGGGACTTGTGATGGTTTTTGGTGTCCCATTACATTTGTGGATGCTAAAAAGTGGTTAGACTCTTTTATAAATGACCGCTTGAAAAGTTTTGGAACATATGAGGACGCAATTGTAGAACCAGATGCTAAATATAAAAATGCGTTCCTTTTCCACTCGGGGATAAGCTCATCATTAAATATCGGGCTACTTGACCCTAAATATGTGGTCCAGAGGATTTTAGAAAAGAGCAAGGGGGTCGCTATAAATAATATTGAGGGGTTTATCCGACAAGTTATCGGTTGGCGCGAGTTTAGTCGTTATACTTATATCCACATTTATAAAGAAATGACTACTACTAACTATTTCAAGGCAGAAAATAGATTGAACCGGCGCTTTTATGATGGGGCTGTGGGTTTATCTATTATGGATGCGACAATTAAAAAGGCGTTTGATACTGGATATCTCCATCATATTGAACGACTTATGATTATGGGGAGTTTGATGAATTTGATGGGGATACATCCAGATGATGTTTATTCGTGGTTCATGGAATTTGCGGTTGATTCATACGATTGGGTCATGATAAATAATGTATATTCAATGGCCCTGTATTCTGATGGGGGCTTGACTACGACGAAAGCGTATATTTCTTCTTCAAATTATGAGATGGTTCGGAAGAGTGATTATAAAAAGGGGGAGTGGTGCGATATATGGGATGCCCTCTATTGGAGTTTCATTGAGAAACACGCTCTAAAAATGAAGAAAATGGGACGCTTTGGAGGAATTCAGGTTTCTTTTTTTGAAAGAAAGAAACCAGATGTAATAAAAAGAATAAAGCAGACTTATAAAAAATTTATGGCGGATGTTTTTTAACGATGATTACGTGTTTTAAAAAATGGAAGAAGTTTCATGTCTCGGTATCTTGCTTCAATTAAATCTATTAACATTCTATCAGTAACATCTTTTAGTCTTCCATTTGATAATGAACCGTATTTCTGTTTAAGATTTTCATAATAATGACAAGCTTGTTCAATTGTATTTATATTTATTTTTTTTAATGAGTTTAATATTTCTGTTATTCTTTCTGGTGTTCTTGAAACACCATTTATTCTTTTAGTTGCTTTATACAGCGTGCGTAATTCAGAACTAATCGCATAAAAATCTTTTTGAAGTGTTTGGTCTATTTCTGGAACGAATACCGGATTTAATCCAAATCCAATAGTAGTTAAAAGATTCGTTATATTTGGTGGAATATTGAAACATTCCATTCCTAAACAAAAAGCATTTTTAATATCATAAAAAAATGGATTTTTAATTCCAATTGATTGAGCAACATCAAAAGAAGGAAGTTCTTTCTGACTACCACAAAATACAAGAATTACATAATAAGTTCTCGGATGAGGGAGAAAATGATTAAAAAAATCGTTTGATTCACTATATGAAACATTCAAACAATTTGGTTGAATATCATTTGGGTTTTCCATTATTGAAATTCTAATTTTTGAACGAGATTGTAAATGATCGTGTTCATTATTACCATGAAATGAATCAACCGAAATAACACGATTATTTTGATTGATTCTCATAAATTCTCTTAAATCTGGAATTTGTCCAGTTTTATTATTACGAGACTCATTATTTTTTTTTGTTTCAGATGCTCCAACAAAAATTACAGTAATTTTATTTTTTTTATGAATATAATTTTGAGAACCAATCGCAAATTCACGTCGTTGTTTGCTTAATGACATTGATTCACCTCCTTTTACACTTTTATTTTTTTTAACATATTCTTTTTTTGAAACAAAATATTTATTCATATATTTATAAAATAATAATTTTTTATAGTAAAATCAAAATAGAAATCTAATTCGATAAACAATTCAAAACGGATGCTCCGGACCACTCGCGATTCCTTTTGTAAAGCTTGATATAATTCAAAAACTCTGCGATACTTTGAGATGAAAAATTCCCGCGTTTAACCTCGAGAATTTCTTCAGATTCATTATTCATATCGTATAATTGATGCTTGGGATTCTTCGTGATTTTTTTTAGAAGTTTCTCAATATCATCGCACATCCCTCCAAAATACATCAAATTAACTAATCGAATTGAATCTGATTCTTGCTCAGATTGAACCTCTTTCCAAACTTTCCCTTCTTTATCTCGAACATACATCCGGCCAAATTTGGGGACAGGTGGCTTGTAAATACCATTTCTTTTCCTGAAAGCAACAGAAGACTTGATACGCCGACTGATGGTTTTCCTCTCCTCTTCCGCATCAATAATCCCACAAACTATCTTCTTAAAATCTAATGGAATTGATGAAACCAAGCCTTCATTAACAATGTGAATCGTATTGCGATTTACATTGCAGCAATTGATGAAATGGGAGCAAAATCCTTGAAAGTCGCGTGTGATGCGGTCCGTATGTGAAAAAATGAAATGCGTGTCTTTGTTTTCAAGAAGCGCATTCATAAGTTGCTTCTGTTTCAAAATAATCTCACCTGAGCAAGTTTCCTTGATAACAGCTACAACTTTGAATCCATTTTTTTTTGCATATTCTTTTGCTTTTTGAACTTGATCTTCAAGACTATGCTTCATTACATCGCTCTCACGGGCGTAAATAATCGCATTGTTTCCAACTGACACTTTCAAAGAAGTTAATCTACTTAAAATATCTTCAGGCTTTGAGGAAGAATCTTCTCTTTGTTTTGAGGAAGAATCTGCTTTTTTATTTGAAGGTTGTTTTCTAACTGTAATTTTTACCATTTTACTTATTTATATATTTAATTTTTATAATTTTAAATATTCAATTTTTTCTTAGATTATACTTTACTTGAAATAATCATCATAGGAGATTTTTCCAAAAAAAGCAAGTAGACTAACTGAAATAATAGATATTTGAAAAGTATCATCTTCTGAAAATAAGGCAGAGAAGATATCATCATCTTCATCCTTGATATATTTTGAATTAACTCCATTTTGTGAGACCCATTGAATTGTTCTCATTGTTCCTCCGTATGCGGAACCACTATCAGCCAATGTTATATACTTGTTCAATTTTTGATAAGGAGACTCACTATCAGAATCAAACATAAAACCATTCGTTGGCTCATACAAAGAAAGCTCTTCCCAAATTTGGGCTACTGGAACGTTGCGTTCTTGTGATATTTTTTCAACAGCTTCATATGCCTCTTTAACCATCCGCCCACAGTGTGAAATCTCGCGATTCTTTCTAAAACCAAAATGATGTGCCCATGTTTGCTTTTCTGTGGGATATAATTCTTCCCACAATATTTTACTACTCATTGGAAAATTCTTGATAGAATTATCTTCTCCATATACGAGTTGTTCTTGTCTTTGAAGTCCTGTCATACTCATTTTATATCTAATTATTCGACAAATTATTTTAAATCAATTTTTTACAAATAATGGCGTAAATACATACGGTAAGCCCTATTTAATTCGCTATCCGCCTTATTATTATATAAATGATGGGCTTGATATCGTTTTAGCAATACTTCTATTATTTCAGTTCGAAATCGAGTAATTTTATTATACCACTCTTTTTCATCGACTATTTCATCATAATGGCCGTTATCAATATCCATAACAATATCAACTAATTGGTCAGTTTTAAGGTCAGATGCTCTCCTGAAATAATAATTTGACATATTATATTTATAAATAGTGCGCGTTTTTTTAAGTTAAAAAATAGTTATTATAATAATATATGACCGAAGAATCTTCTTATAAAGTCCTATCTTTCGACGTAGGTATAAAGAATCTCGCCTATTGTAAAATCGAGTTCTCAAAAGAGACTAAAACAATTATTCGAATAGAGGAGTGGGGCCTCATTAATTTGAAGTCTGACCCGTGGATACCTGACCATAATGAAAAGCGCTGTATGGCCGAAGTCAAAAGTGGCGCTGTTTGCGGAAATTGCTCGAACTCGTGGATAATAAAAAACGGCGCCCGCAAAGAGTTGTGCCGCGTCCATTCCAAAAATTATGAAAAAATTCAGGGGGACTCAGCCGATTTTGAGTTTTTTCCATATGAGTTGCGGGATTTGAGTTGCTCCTGTGGTGAGAAATCCAGAAAATTCCACACTAAAATAAGCGAGTCTATGATTCGCATATTTGGGTATTGTAATAAATGTGCGAAGAAGACAACTGAGCAACTGACAAAAATATGCGATTATATGAAGAGCGATGATACGAAGTTATATACGAATCTATATGATGGCCTGAATGCGATTAAGATTGAGGACGTGAATGAAGTCGTAATAGAGAACCAACCGGCCTTGAAGAATCCTAGGATGAAATCAATTCAGATGTTCATATATAGCTTTTTCTTCATTGGGGGAAAGAATGGGCGTTTGAGTGATTTGAATCAAGTTTCATTTTTCTCGGCGACTAAAAAACTTAATCCTACAATTATAGTTGAGGACATTTTGAAGAAGAATAAGAAAGAACTGGCTCCCTCTCTGGATCCAGCTCCGGCTCTTGTACAAGAGATGCAGATGAAAGAAGAGCCCCTCTCCGAATACAGGGCCTATAAAAAGAGAAAGAATGATTCTATTTTTATTGTGAGTTGCGTCTTAGATGAGATGGATGAGTGGAAGAAATTTTTTTTATCCCATCCGAAGAAAGATGATTTGGCGGACTCATTACTTCAAGGAATCGCACAATATAGTAAGCTTTCATAAGCTTTAATTCTTTATTTTACTCTTTGAGTTAATTCCCCAACCGACCATTTTCTTAATTCGTTCAATTTCTTCCATATCATCTTCTGAAAGCATCATTTCTCCATCAAGAATTCTCCTGAGTCCCCTTTTTGTAATTTTCTTATCGCTTAACCATTGACTACCAAGAATAATTGCTAATTTTGCATCCTCTTCCGCTTTTTTTCGTGTGTTGGACTCAGTATAATCAAATTGGTCAGCCCATCCCTCGAATTTTTCACGGATAACATCATCAATATTAATTTCATCTGAGTTGTATAAATCACACAGCTGGTCATATTTTTCGATTGCAAATTTTTCGACAAAACATTCAAAGTCAAGCATTTTCCAATTATTCTTTCCTTTTAGAGTCTTGATAATATTCTCTTTTATATTTACGACATTATGATTTTCGGGATGTTCCTCATGATAATGAACCATTTTAATGAACTCAGGAAGACATGTTGATGGATGGCTTATTAGTTTCTCAATTTGATTCGGTGTTATATAGTTGAGATTTTCGTTCCCATAAGCATTAATTTGTATATTTTGTTGATGAACACTTTGGTCTAAGTGTTGATTTATCTGATAACTGTATGTATTCCCAATTTTTTTAGTTAATTCAAGAATCTGATTTTCCAAATGGGAGATTCTCTCTTTATAAAGTAATTCTTTCTGTTCAATGACCTCATTTTTCTTTGATAAAATACTACATTTCTTGATATGTTTATTAAGATTAAATTTTGTTGAGTATGTTTTTTTACAATGTTCACATTCTAGATTTATCTTATTTTGCTCATCATCATTCAGTTCATTATCATCTTCTTTATATACACAATTATTTTTACTTGTAATATGCCGATCATAATTATATTTTCGGTCAAATATTTTTTTACATATTGAACATTTAAACATTATAGTAATATTAGAATTTTGTTTTTAAACTTTTACATAATTGCTCCTAAATTCTTACTCATTCCATCTATGATGATAAATATAATTTGTGAGCTACTATGCAAATTATGATAATAAGAATCGGATGAGCGCTTAAAATTGTATCGTAGTCTGGAATATTTTAAAATAATCTGGAATTTAAAATGAGCAATGAAAATTAATCTATATATAGATTAATGACGATATTTTCTTTGGGGAGCGCATGTAATTTAGAACATTTTTCGAGTTTAACTCAGGTTGGTAGTAATTTAGATAATCAGGCGATTGTTCCAATGTCTAATTCTGGAGGAGAATTTGGAAATAGTTCATATAATTGGAAAAGTGATTCACGAGCGACAATTGATATGACCACGCGGGACAGTTCTCTATTTAATTCAGTCAGTCAAGACGGTAATTTTGGGAATGTTAATTTTGGTCCAGATACATGGGGAGCCTCGACGGATACATATGAATCCAGAAATCCACTGTTGAATAATAATTTAGGTGAGAGGAATGTTCAGGAGAGTCCCATTTTACCAAATATGAGACCACAGTCTGCTTTTATGCCTACATCTAGAACACAATTTGTAAAAAATGAGGATGAGAATGGACGTGATTTGAGCGTTGTTTCCAAAAAAAAACCGAAAACAATTGTTATTCAGTTGCCCGAATATAAAAAGAAACAGATACAAGAAGATCAGAAGAATATGTGGATATTTATTATTATTGCGTTTATTCTTGTATGCGGAGGATTACTTTACAAGACGAAATATGCGTAGTCGAATTATTTTTTCATTCGTTCGCCCATTTTAACGAAAATATCGAGTGCTAATATAATAAAAATTCCAATGATTATTATTATAAAAACTTCTTTCATCGAGTAGATTCCAGAATCAGTTGATGATATATTTCCAAAATTCTCTTTGATGTTTCGCCTTGGGACTTGCGATTCTTCATTATCCATGAAATTTCTATATCGTGATTTGAGTTTCTGTTTGTATTTTTCTGCTAAATTCAGATATTTTTTATAAAGGAAATAGTCCTCACTTGTCAGGTAGTCCTCTGATGATTTAATATTTCGTTGACGGTCAATATACTTAATATCATTCGTATTATCCTCTAAAAGGTCAAGTGCACTATCATTATCACTATCATCATTCGCTTCAACAGGATAAGTATAATTTCTTTTTGCTTTATCAGGGAATGATACTTGATATGGAATAATATTGCTTTTTATTGTATTTTTTATTGGATTTCCTCCATTATAGGAAGGAAAATATTTGTCTAAATTGCTGGTTTCTTGATTATTAATTTTTGGGTATGTTCTAATGTTTTCAGGAGGATTTGGTGGGATAGTTGATTGCTGAATAAGCGGTTGCTGTTGCGATTGCTGTTGCGGTTGTTGATTTATGTTTTCAAAATATTTGGAGGAACTAAAATCACTTCCCCAAGCTTCTTCTAATGAGCAGTATGTCATCTAATATTATTTAGAAAAAAATAAAAGGAATTATATAATAAGTTTTTATACATATACAGTTTATATATGACTTTGTCATATATAAACTCTAGAACTATAAATCACGTAGTGATTTATAGTTATACATATAAATATCTTTGATATAAATATCTAGATGTTTTATTTATTTACTTTGTAAATAAATAAATCTTACACTATATTAAATGATGAAAATGAAAATGGGAATAAATGAGCTTCCAATACATATATTTGGAATATTAATTTTTATAATTTATTGTTTAGTTATTTTACTATATATGTCGAAGAAGTATCGGTATTTTTTTATTAATCCAATTGTTCAGTTAATATTGTTGCTAGTTGGTATCCTATTGGCTACAAATTGTTGTTTCTTTGGTATGTTATATTTAGTGGCATATTCATTAACATATTATTTATTATATAAAAAAGAGATATCAGAGGCATTTAGTGTAGTGGAAAATAAATCATTTGCCCAACTTGAAATTGAAAAAGATTCATTATTAGCGGAATTAGAGGATGATGAAGACCAAGTTGATGGAGTATGGTCATGTAGTGTTTTAGGAAAAGAGATGGGATTAAATAAAGGATGATATTATAATAAAAAAATAATGTATTTAATATTATAAATGATTGAAGGACACATTATATTCAACGCGATTCTTTATTCAATTGTAATTGCTTATATTCTTTATATTAATTTCTCCGCATATTATCAAACTGGAACTGGATTTTTAAGGGCTCTTGTTAATTTGTTTCAAAACTGGATATTTAGAACAGTATATTTATTGATTGTTGGATTCTTTGCCCTTGATTTATTCCCATATGGAGGGTTCGTTTTAGCAATCTTGTTAACAATTGCTTTCTTGAATACGAATATGCTTGTATATAAGAAGGATGTAGAAGAGAGTTTTGATATGTCATCGATGCCGCCATTTCAGGAAGAAGAAAAAAAGAAACTTCCAAAACAGCAGATTATTCCAAATGATGTTCCAATCCAGAATCAACCGCAGATGACGTCTTCTACTTCTACTCCAACTTACCAATCGTCTTCATCAAATGGTGTCCCATCAGTTCCCTCTGCTACTATGAATACTCAATCATCAGCACCGGCACCAGCACCGGCACCAGCACCAGCACCAGCACCGGCACCGCAACAGAATCCTCCGCAATCGATGTCAATGCCATCAGCTCCTAGACAAATGTAATATCTGTGTGTAAGATTATGTATATATTTTTATTTTATTAAAATAAAAATGAATGAAAATAGTCGTATATCATCCGTAATTGTTTCCGTTTTTTGTATTGGAATTATTGTATTTATTTTATTTACACAGATGGAAATAAGCACAATAAAATTAAAGATGAAGGATGCCTCATTAATACTTATATTTTTGGCTTTGTTAGTATATATTAATGGTTATGAAAAATTATTTTTATTTTTATTATTAGTCTTTGTCATTTTTTACTTTACACCTAGTGATATAATGTCATATTTTACGCAGAAAAAATCAATATTAAAGAAAGTTAGAGTAGTTGAAGAAGTTGAACCTGAACCTGAACATGAGCCTGAGCAAGAAGAATATCAAGAATATCAAGAAGATGAATATACTGAGCAAGATACTGAATCACAAGCGAATACTGAAATAACAATTGATGATGACATTGAAAATGAAGATATACAAATAAATAAAATATCACAAAATAATAATAATGATTGATTTATTATTACAAACAATAGGAGTAAATAGAATATTTAATGGGGTCTCAACAATGGCGATACAATTTGGTGGGAGGTATGTTTCATCGGAAATACCTTCTAATATAGAACGACTATTCAGTCAACCATTTTTTAGAAGACTATTTATTTTTTTTATTGCTTTTATTGCTTTTAGAGATATAAAAATCGCAATATTAGCAACTCTTATTTTTATTATACTATTCAATTATTTATTAAATGATAAAAGTAAAATCTATTTAGGAAAAATATTTAGATTACAACCATTAGAGGAAATTAAAAAGGAGACTCCGATAACCGCAGTTGAATTAGAAAATTCATTAAATGTTATTCGTAGATACAACCAAAGTTTAGAACAAAAAAAAATAAATGTTTCTCAGTTAAAATAATTACTTTTGCGTGTTATTTTAAATTCTTAAATCTTCTCTGTATTAATGAGTATAAAAGTATTTCAAGACACTGATACAAATACAGTTAAATACAATGATAATATGAGTATACCCAACCAAAATTTTAAGATTGTTCAGTCAAATGATAATTTAAAAAGTTCACGGTATAATAATAATAGTTCTATGAGACCAAAATTAAATGAAGATAACCATAATCCGAAAGAGAATATGTTATTAAATGATATAAATTTATTGGGGAATCCAAAGAAGACTCGCGGAATGAGTTCATCTGAGGAAGAAACCGAAAATACATATACGAGTGAATCCGAAATTATGACTGAGGAAGATAATACTTCGATGACAGGAGATGCTGATCGTCTTTTAGAAAATAATCACGATAACAATGGTGATGAAAATAATTTTGACCCGTTCAACAATGATGAATCATCTGGTTCATCCGAAGGAAGTGGTGAAGATGAAGGGACGAATACAACAAGTCGTAGTGGGGAAGAAACAAATGCTAGTTCTTCATCGAAAAGACGCCCTCCTCCACGTCAGAAGACACTTGATGAAATTAATCAAGAAAAACAGGAAATGCTTTATCGTTTAGAGCGGTTTGAGCAGAATGGTTTTAAGGCGAGTCGAAAGTTCAATATGACATCGAATTATGATGATATTAAGTTCGAGTATGAGAGGATTAAGAAGCAGAGAGATGTAGATAAGAGCATTAAATTCCAGAGGAAGATATTGATGGCGGTTTGTAGCGGTGTTGAGTTCTTAAATGGAAAGTTTGACCCCCTGAATGTTAAGCTGGATGGATGGTCCGAGTCAATTTATGAGAATTTACAAGAGTATGATGAAGTATTCGAAGACTTACATGAAAAATATAAGGAGAAAGTAAAAGTAGCGCCGGAGTTGAAGTTGCTTATGATGGTTGGTGGAAGCGCATTTATGTTCCATTTGACAAACTCGTTATTTAAGAGTAAAATGCCCGGGCTTGGTGATATATTACAGCAAAATCCGGAACTGGCGCGAAATGTCCAGCAGGCTGCGATGAACAGTATGAAGCAGAATGAGGCGAAAAGTGGGAATAGCGACCCGCTATTTGGGATGATGATGAATCAGGCGCAGGGTATGATGAATAAGAGGGCTGGTGGTGGAAATGCGGGGCCAAGAGAAATGCGTGGTCCAAGTGGCGTTGATGACATTTTAGCGATGGTTAACAATCAGAACAATCAGAACAATCAGAACAATCAGAACAATCAGAGACCTCAAAAGCAGGAGGATACAATCAGTAGTGTATCATCACAAGAATCAACGAAGAAGCGGATTAAAATTAAGAAACCGCAGGGGAATGGGAACGGAAAATTCGTTTTGAATCTTCAATAAATATATATATAAAATTATGGGAGATATTTTTATATCAATTGCGTGTTATAGAGATTCCCAAGTTATCCCAACAGTTGAGAATGCATATAAGAA